CTAGAGACCTCTTTGCAGCTGAGAATATACTTCGGCAGGGCATTGCCGAATTGGGGAGTGGTAGCAAGTCACCCAAGCACTCGCAAGGGCGCAGCCACGTTAGTCACCCAACAATTCCTTGCAAGTAGCGAGTGAGTATGTCAATCGACCCCCACAGCAGCAACTATGGAAAGAGATTATATTTTAGAAAATATTCAGAGCAAAGGAAATTACGAATTATATATTCCACCTAATGTAAAACATCATGGGTATTTTCCTAAAGGGCACAAGCCTTGGAATAAAGGCATATCTTGGAATGAAATGGGTATACCGAAGGAGAAGCAAGATGCTATGCGCAAAAATTTGGAAACATACCAAGGAAAAGGAAATCCGAAATTAGCCGGATGGAATTCAAGACCAGTAATAGCTATTGACGAATATGGAGAGCAGGTTCATTGGTATAAATCGGCAGCTGATGCTGCAAGGAAACTAGGACTTATCCGTAGGAACATTACGAGGGCTTGCGTAAAAGGCTACTATTGTGGTGATTTTAGATGGAAATACGATTCTAGATTTAACAAAGAATAAAGTTATGGGATATTATGATAGATTTAACAAAGGAGGAAAGAAGCCTAAACACCAAAGGAGCGAGAAGCAAAAGTGGGTTGACAAGCTAGATAGGCTTATGTCGGTTTATATCCGCATGAGAGACTCTAGAGAGTTTCACTATAAGTACTTCAGATGTATCAGTTGTGGACGAATATTGCCAATCGACCAAGCCGACAATGGGCATTATTGCGGACGAACTCATATGAGCTTGCGCTTTGATACACGTAATCAGAATGCGGAATGCAAAAGGTGTAACAGATTCTCTTCTGACCATCTTATCGGTTATAGAAAGAATTTAGTAATGAAGCTAGGAAGATTGGCTTATCTGCAAAAGCATCCTCACGTTCCTTTAGATATGGAAGAAGTAAAGCGGCTCGGAGAACAACAAGTCGATTTACTGGAAGTAATGAAGCATCAAGCAAAGAATTGGTCGGTGTTTGAATTACAGGAACTCTATAAATACTATGCGGCTCTAATTCTGAAAATGAATGAAGAAAAAGATAATCAATAAGGTTTAAATAATGTTATAGCCGCAATAATAGACACTAATTTGTTCGCATTATTAAATTATTCTTCGTACCTTTGCAATCGTCTTGGTGAGACACACCATAAAAACTGTAAGGTCATTTTTCTATTGGCTTTTGTTATGCATAAGACTTGTGCATTCCTATATAGTAACAAAAGTGATTTCATATTATTTGTGAAATGAAGTTTAAATTAAGACCATATCAAGAAGAGGCAAGCAAGAAGGCGGTTGAGTTTTTCTTGGATAAGAAGAAAAACTGGAACGCTCTGGAAGTGCTCCCTACTGCATCGGGCAAATCATTGATTTTGGCAGATATAGCTGCTAGGCTCAAAGATAAAGTGCTTGTGTTTTCTCCTACTAAGGAAATTTTGGAACAAAACTACAAGAAGTATTGTTCTTATGGATTTGATAATGCCAGCATCTATTCCGCTAGCTTTAAATCAAAAGAAATCAGCGATGTTACTTTTGCTACAATTGGTAGCGTGAAAGGACATCCCGAATTGTTTACTGACTTCAAATACATATTGATTGATGAGGTTCATTTAGTGAAACCTGAATCCGGCATGTATAAGGAGTTTCTTGATAAATTAAAGAGCAAGGTCATAGGTCTAACCGCAACACCATTCCGTCTGTATTCCTATCAGAACTATGGTAGCATACTGAAGTTTCTGACAAGAAGTAGAGACAAGATTTTCAAGGAGCTTATTTACTATGTTCAAGTTGAGGATATGGCAAAGAACGGATATATCTGTCTGCCAAACTATTACTCTTGTCCACCGCCACAATGGAATGAAGGTAATTTGCAGCTAAATTCAACTTGCCGTGATTATACAGACCAAAGTGTAAAACAAGAATATGAACGTGTGGATTTGTACGGATGGCTAGTTAGTGTTGTCAATAGATTACTTAATCCGAAACGAGGTGGACAACGTAAAGGCATCTTGGTTTTTACCAAGTTCGTTAAAGAAGCTCAGATGCTGACCTATTCCATACCTAACTGCGAAATGGTCTGCGGAGAGACACCTCCTAAAGAACGTGAGGCTATCATCGAGCGTTTCCGCAATGGGCAGACTAAGGTACTGGTAAATAGCCAAATCTTGGTCGTAGGCTTTGACTATCCGGAGTTAGATACTGTAGTGTATGCAAAGCCAACACGCTCTTTAGCGCAATACTATCAAGTTGTAGGAAGACTTCTTAGGCTATCGAAAGGAAAACAACCTTGGTTTGTTGACCTTTGCGGTACTTATGATAGATTCGGAAAAGTTGAAGACTTGAAATTGCTAGACCAAAACGGCAGAGGGAAGTGGGTAATAATGAGTGGAAATAAACAATTAACAAATGCATTTTTTTAAGATATGATAGTAAAATTAGACGAAAAAGCGTGTAGCTTGGATGCTGATGAATTAGTCGCTTTCGTACGTCTTTCATTTAATGCTGACAAAGACGGATATGTGTATGGGAGCAACAAAGAATTATCGGAAAAGACAGGTATGTCGGTGGCAAAGACAAAAAAAGCTATTGATGGACTATTTGAGAAACAAATGTTATCTATCGGTAGCGGAAAAGTCTTTATTTGGAAGCATGAAGACAACATAGAATTTGCTGAAGGTGAAGAATCTAAACCACACAAGAACGAACCTGAACGAATAGCATTGAACAACGTCCCTAGTGTACAACAAGTGGATGATAAAGCAAAGAAGGTTTGCGAATATTTCAATAAGGTTATCGTTGGAAGAGGAATGCCTCTTGTTCATGCCCTGACTTCGAAGAGAAAGTCAATGATTAATTCACGGCTTAAAGAATATGGGAGTGAGCAGATGAAGTTGATGATTGACAAGGCGGCAGCATCTTCATTCCTTAATGGTAGTAATGGATGGATGGCGAGTTTTGATTGGATTATGAGACCAAATAATTTTGTTAAAGTATTGGAAGGAAATTATGATGATAGAAAGCAAGGGACTAATAAAGACGCAGAGCAAGGCTATTACCAAGAATCAGCCGACCTCGTGCAGCGCCTCAATCAACAGAGAAAAGCAACGAATATTCAATGAGTACGGAACATTCGATAACGTTCTAATGTCTTTCTCTCCATCAAGCCAAGTAGGTAGTAAGATGCCAATCGGGAAAGCTTTTAAAAGCAACGCACCAACACTTACCTATCTTGACTTGTGTTATGGAGAAGGAAGTGCAATAACATGGCTTGTAGCATGGGTTTCTGATGTCTATGGTATTTGTGGCTTTGTAAATAATGAGGCTACTGACAATATCAAGATAATGACTGCAAATGCTATAAAGGATGAGTATTATTTCCTTAATCTGAACGAGCTGATTACTTTCTTCAAGATGTTTATTGCCGGAAAGTTTGAGAAATTCTACAAGAAGCCAAATCCGCAAGTTATAACAAAGAGCTTGAATACTTTCTGTTCCCATCGTATAGATGCCATAAAAGCAGTAGAGGCAAATATACAGAAAGAGAAAGAGGCTAAAGAAGATGAGGCTATCAAGCAAAATGCCATCACTTATGAAGAATGGGCGGCAAGAAAAAAAGCTAAGGGCGAGGAAGTTAATATAGAACTTATCGAAGACGAGAAAGGCAACAAGATTTTTCGGGTAAAAGCTCCTAAAGCTGATGTTAGATTAGACTCAGCTTATATGATAGTCAAGAATACAACAAATGCAGATTTTAAGGCTATATGCAAGCTAAGAGAATGTTTCGTTAAGAAATATGGTATAGACCCATACGACTTGATTAGAAGTTTAGGGAATAAAAAACTTAGAGAATATGAAGAAAGAAGAAATTGTCAAGGCAATCATTAAGAACCTTAGAGATGTAAATGGCAAAAAGTTCCGCAAGGATGATGTTCAAGCCATTGTGAATTATTTCATAGACCTCACAAAGCAATCGTTGCGCAACAGAGACCGTGTTATGATACGCAGCTTTGGAACATTTGTGGTACGACATAAAAATCCCAAGCAAATTAATTGCGTGCGAACAGGAGAGAAAACGATGACAAGGGAGAAAGACCATGTGGCTTTCATTCCTTCTAATGATTTTGACTTAGATTCAATAGTATAAAATGGAGATAGCAGAAATAGAACAGATTATAGAGGCTTGCAACTTTGATGTTGCTAGCCAGACCCAAAGAGCAGAAACATTCAACGTAATTGACGCTATTGTAGAAATGCGCAAATACGAAGGTCGTTTCAACGCCAAACGTTGGGAATATGAAAATGTTAATGGACGTGGTACGATAGAAATATATTCTAAACTCGTTGCCGGAACTCTAGAGGACAAATTAGCAGAGTTTGCTATTATATTATTCTCAATGGCCAATAAGTACAAGATGAATGTCAAATCGTTGAGGCTAGACCCAGATTCAATGAGAGACCGTTCCTTTGAAGACTTGATGATGTCTATGCTGAAGATTGAAATGACACATTACCGAGTGTTCAAGAAGATAATAATCTTGATTGGCATGCTTTGCGGATATTGCATGATGAATGGTATTGATTTGTTGTGGTTCGTTAACAAAAGACTTTTGATAAACATTAAATAGGCTAAAATATGAAGAAGTTAAAGTTAGTTTTTACGAGTACGGATTTCGCATCTTATACGAAGAGTACTATGAGTATGTTATGCAAGGTTCTTTTACGAATTCCTTACCTTGTACTTGTAGGCATAGTTAGTACAACATGCTGGGTTGCTAAGTGTATTGTAAGGTTCTGCAAGGAGTACACAAAGGCAGCGGTAATTATCGGTTTTGTTCTTTGCTTTATGGCTATGTTTGTTGAGTTTGTCTATTTTAAGATTCAACTTGCAAAGAGTTCGTATCAGACAAGTGAACTTATAAAGCGGAACTATGAGCTGGAGCAGACCGACAGATACGATTTAGGCTTCCATGATGCAATGGCAAAGAACAGAGAAATGCTTACACAAAAGATTGAACCATGACAAACGAATTCAATGCTGCGTTTACGAGAGCACAAGCTTTGCAGAGGAGGTTTAATCCAGCTTACATGAACTCCTTTTCGATAGCAATTAAATATGATAGCTATTACGAGGAATACATGGAGATTGAATTGAGAACAGATAATGATAAGTTCTTTATTTCTACATTGACATGCGTTTACGAAGAGGATTATACTCTAAGATTAGACGAATTAGAAAAAACAATAGATAAATTATTAACAGATGAAGACAATGAATAAAAAAGTTATTTTTGTAAGCCTGTTGGATATTATAAGTATTCCATCGGGTAACGAGCATCCTGTAGATATTACGGATTTTCAGCTAAAGCACGATTTCTTTAGAGCGTTGCAAGCAGATAATAATATAGTCCGTGTCAACATCTTAGGATATGACAAGAACCAAGTAATGTATTCAAGCGATATAACATTCAAGAAAATGGTATCGGTTATTTCATACGAAATTGCTATGTATACAGTTAATGCGGTAGTTCCATATTGCTCTACTGATAATATTGATGATACTTTTGTTGATGCTGCAAAAAGCACCGAGAGTATAGATTTTCTAAAAGACAAATCTAATTGGCTGATTATTGGGAACGATGATCTTGCTGATAAATTTGGGGTTGACAATATAACAATGGAGAATTTCGTCAATGGAGAACTTAGAGAATATTCTGAAGGAGCTAAGACAACAGAAAAGAGATAAACATATTAAACCGGAAATCTTGACCTTAGCAACCATAAAGAATAGGTACGGAAAAGACCCGTTACCTGAGTTGCGCAATTTATGGGCAAAAGGACTGGTTAAGAATTGTAGAACTTTAAATGATTTAGGCTTTATATACAATGGATAAGGAGTTAATAAAAAAGTTAGTTGCACAAGGCAAGGCTTATGTACTTGACTTGCGAGGTGGTAGTGTTCCTTATAAGGAAAGTAATGCAGCGGCAGTTGATTTTTACTGCCCACAAGATGTAGTGTTGAATATGCCTTGGGTGAAAATGGGTAGAGGTCACATCAACCTACATTTAGGAATTGAACTTCCTAAAGGTGTTGGCTTGGATATTCGTTCACGTTCTGGCTTTACTGACAAAGGTATGGAAGTTGATGTGGCCTTTATTGGCAAGAACGAAACACAAGTTGGTTACATGACTAATGTTAGAGCGGACATTGATATTTGTCTAGGTCTGGTCGATGAAGACTATAGAAACGATATTGGTGCGCTTTATAGAGTTAATTCCGACCGTTATATGCCGACAAAGGATAGCAAATTCAAACTAGATTCAGATTACGAATATTATGTTTTCGTAGTCAAGAAAGGCACTCGTGTTTGCCAGGGCGCATTCCGCAAGGTAGAAAATCCAGATTGCATACTTGGAGAGTTGAATATGGAAAATAATCGTGGAGGAGGATACGGACATGGTGGAACAAAATAACAATGGGTGTTGCGAATATGCTAACAAGTATATCTTTATGATAAGACGTTTGGCAGACATGATTGAATGCAAGGATAATGCCGCTTTCGTATCATCTCTAAGGGAGGACTTCGGAAAGCTCGGATTATTTTCAAGCGCAGCCAATTTCCTTCGTCTTATGTATGGGATACGAGCATCTTCTAAAGACAAAGAAACCTTACGAAGCCATATCAGCGTAATGGCGATGGAAGCCTTGCTTACGCTCTCTTGGTATATTATTTCAGATTATAACGACATCATCGAATCGCAAATCGAATTGTTCAAAACCAAAAATAAGCGGTATGGAAACGCATTTTCGGAATGTTTTGCTAAAGATGGTTATCCGTATGCCTTCGGTCATTTGCAAGAGAAGATTAATCGTATTTGCTCTTTGCTGACTTTGAACGAGGATGCTAAAGAAGAGCCAGTCCTAGACAGCTATAAAGATTTATTGGGGTATTGTATTTTAACACTTATCGAAATAAAATGAGATACCGAATAACAAGAATAGAAAAAGTTATCAATGGGCAGAGTTCGTTTGAGCACTGCTCGTTGATAGTTTCTAACATAGAAAAGTTTAGGAAACAAATAGATGCAGACGAGGTTAACTTCGTCTATGAAATGTTGGATTAAAAATAGAAAAGAATGAAAGAACCAGACATTGAAATGAATCTAAAGAAAATCATGGAACGCATAAAATGGATTAGAGAAACTAAGGCCATCTTATCCAAGGAAGAAATAAGTCTTTCCATTCCATTGATGCAAGATTTATCGCAAGTAGGCAATATTTACGATAAGTTTATGAGCTATCATGCCGGACGAAATTCCACAATGGTACGCAAGCAATTTATCTTTGTTATTCTTTATCTTTATTCTCCTAGTGCCCTTGGCGGTTCTAAAATGAGAAGAGGGTTAAGAGAAAAAATCGCTAAGGTTTTGGGGTGTACATGTTCTAATGTAAGCCATGATTACAAAAACATCAGTTTCTATTATATTACTTACCGAAGTTTCCGTAATGACGTGAATGAGATATTGGATAAGCTATTAATAGATTTGGGTTTAAAAGAGATAGGGAAAGAATAACTTCCCCTACCCTTTTTAAAGCAGTCGCAACTCTTGTTTAATACCAAGCTTTTTTGACTCTTTATTAAAGAATTCTACTTTACGTTTTACTTTTTCTTTAAACTGCTCGAACAATGCAATTAAAGCTTCTCGCTCGGTATCAAAAAGCTCTTCTTCTCTAATTGTATGCTGTACGGTTCGTTTACAATGGTCGGGTTTGTATCTATAATCTATCCACCAACCCGATGAATTAAATTCGTTCCCCTCAAACCAAGATACGTTGCAGCATCCCTTTACTATACAGCGTTGTGGGGCATCAAACCATCCATCAATATACCAAGCAATATCACCATTCTTATATTTGGGTATTGGTCTTTCCTCTTTGTTCGTATATTTATATTTCTTCATATTCTCTTTTTTATTACTTATAGAAATCCCTATTATAAATACCTGAAAGCCTTTGCATATCTTCCTCTGTTATGGAGTATTTGTAGTTTAACTGATATTGAATATAGTCTCCATACTCCACATCTTTACATGGGAACAGCTTTCCGTTATCAATTCGTTTGAATATTATATTATAATCTGTCCTCACTCCCTTGTTAATAATTGAGAAGTGACTTCCTACAGACTCTCGTTTATCTATTACTTCATACCAAAAAGTTTTACCTTTATGAGACCTATCATTAATACCCATATAAGCAAAAATTCCTAATATAAAAAGAATAAATAAAAGCTTAAAAAAATAGTTATCTTTTTCCATACACTTAACTCTTTATTATTTTTAAATACTTCAACTTTGTGAATCGGTATGATTCATACACCTCATCTACATTCACACCTGTATTAAAAGCAAGAATACATCCTTTGTCATCGTAGAACCCAAGGATAATATACTTTTCTTCTACATACCCTGCAACGTATGCACCAATATCATTACCTTTATAAAGAACAGGCTCTCCACGATACGCATTAAAAAAATCTTTATTTGTCATACGCTATCGCTATTTTAGTTCATCAAAGTCAAACCACTCTATCTTATCGTAGCACTCGTACAGAACTTCTATACGCTGTGTTCCGTCTCCTCTTGTGACAACCCATATATCGTCACTCATTGCTCCATAATGAAGAGCCGTAGGATTTACGCCTCTACCACTATATCGGAACATTACCCACTTTTTTAATGGTGGCTTCTCTTCCTTTAGGTCGTGCCATAATGATGCAGCATTCACGTAAGGAACGTTTTCTGTGTTACAATCAGTAACACCAATCTTTTCTGTACTGAACGTTACCCCGTTCAGCTCATTGTAATCTACCTCATCTTCATTGCTACAGATATTGAGATAAATCTTCTTAGGTAAATTCTTTATTTTCATATCCCTTAAACTTAATTTATGAATATTTACCAATTCCAAATGTCAGCGTATCTTTCATCTGGTGGTGTTTTAATCTTTGGAAATATAGGAGTATTGCTGATAACACGATGGTCGCAACTTCCTGTACTTCCACTAGTAAGTGGCTCTCCGTTACAGACTAATCTATATTTACATTCATCACATTGTATGTAATTCATATCACTTGAATTTAATGATAAAAAACTCGGTATCAAGCCACTTGTCGGGGCATAATCCTTTCTTAGGTTTGCCGATGGTGATACTCTCAATCTCCTTTTCGATACGTGGACTATCCTTGCGATAGCCGTTAATGAAGAGGACGTGGGTATATTGTTTTAACACAATTCTCTGTGCGTCAATATATTTTTTAAGTAAATCCGTTCGCCCTGCCAAACCCGAAGCTAAATACCGCACATCAACGATATTGCTATTATTTTGAAATAATCGTGCTACCCAATACGGCTTTATCTCCCGATACTCTTCTGTCTTCTCACCTGATACGATTTTATCGAACCACTGCTTGCTGACGGTGAGGGTCAATACTTTCTTTTTCATTCTTCCACCTCCTCCCAGTCTGTTGCAAGAATATCATCCAAGGAGAAGAAATGCCAATAATGTGGTACAACATGGGTGAATGATTCTATGGAACTTTGTTGGTACAAGATGGATATTTCTTTATACTTGTTTATAGACAAACTAAAATAACAGCCGTTTCTTCTCACTTTCTTTCCCTCCTTCATTCTTCTCAGAGCCTCCGAGAAGTCAAATATTTCCTTGCTCATTATAATTTTGCTTTAAAGTTGTAAATTGGTTTAATAACATCAATGACATCAACCGTAGGTTTGATTAACTCAACAATCTCTTCGGTTGGCTTGTATGCCATAGGTGCTTCATCAATGGTTTCTTCACAAACTGATGTGGAATAAATACCTTTCATTTCATTCTTGTAAGAATCCATAGATAACTCTTTCTTTGCCTGTGTACGAGACATTAATCTACCTGCGCCATGAGGGGCAGAGCATAGCCAATCTTTGTTACCTTTTCCCTTGCAGATAAGAGAACCATCACGCATATTCATTGGGATAATGACTACCTCATCCTTTTTTGCACTGATAGCTCCCTTTCGCAATATACCCTTGTCTGTATCTATATAGTTGTGAATGGTTGTAAAAGAATGCTTGTCTGAATTTGGGTCAATATCCACACCTAAAGCATTTACAAGTCTGTTGGCGATAATCATTCTGTTTTGTTCAGCATATTTTTGAACTATGCGCATATCATTGAGGTAGTCATTGAGCAAATCACCTTCCAAGTAAGAAAGTTCCTTGCTTATATTTTTAGTACCTAATGACTTGATAACACTCTGTATCTCATTTTCTCTGCCTTCGCTTTTTAGCTTGGCAATAACCTCCGACTTATCGGCAGCCTTCTTGTGGCAATACGGGTAAGCAAGGTTTTGGTAATAGTTGCATACCCTAACACCAAGGTTTCTACTTCCTGTATGTATCACAAGAAACTTCTCTCCTTCTTCATTTGCATCTAACTCAATAAAGTGATTGCCACCGCCAAGACTTCCAACAGAACGATATACTATTTCCATGCTGTCAAGACAATCCCAAGCACGGAATTTGCCAAACATACAACCATCAACCAATCCGTTTATGTAGGCTGATACTTCTCCCTCGTTGACATTAAAACCAGACGGAATCAACTTATTGACTGCTTCATCAAATTTCTGCAAGTCAATATCAACTTTACCAAGTCTTACGACTTTCATGCCGCAGCCTATATCTACTCCAACAGTGTTAGGAACTACTCTGTTATCAAGCTCTATTACCGTGCCAATAGTGCATCCTTTACCTGCATGGCAATCTGGCATTATTCTTATTTCACAACCAGAGTAAGCATCGCTATTGGATAGAACTTCTATCTGCTTGATAGCTTCATCTTCTATTGTCTTTGCAAAGACCTTTGTAAACTCATTCATATCTCATTTCTTTTTACTTGTTAAACTTATCGCCTTGGTGATTCTATGGTCTTTTTTACCAACAAAACCATAGCATATTTTGTACTCAAAATCTCTTAATCTTCTGTACCAATAATCACTTGCCGTACTTAGATGACGAGCTTGCTTCATTATCTTCTTTGCCAACCTAATCTTCATACACCAACCAACATTCCAACCAAATGATGGACGTGCTTATCGAAAGCAATTCCATACTTAAACATTTCCTCAAAAAGCATAAGACGTTCCTCGTTGGTAGCCAACCGAGTAGATTTCTTTTTATCCTCGGTCATTGTAAAATGAGAGCCTACCATTAAATTCTTAGCTTCCTTGTGAAGATAAAGATAACAGAAGAGATTGTGACACTCTGGTCTCCAACGCTTACATAACACAATCCAATAATTATCTATCACAACTATATTGCCTTCGGCAACAATATCTTCAAACATATTCTTTTTCATAAGCTACTTCTTTTTACGACAAGGGCAACTTTCTGCGTGAACAACGCAAACACCATGTTTCGTGTCCACAACCAGATAATCGTGTCCTTCCTCAGTGAATACTGACATACCAATCTTCTTTGCAGGTTCATTGCTATTAGCCAAAGAGCGAATGCCCTCAAAAATCAATGCTCCTACAAACAAACACAAGACAAACCAAACGGCTGACTTGATTAAGTTTAAAATCTTATTCTTCATACATTCTATTATTCCATATATTCATACACTCAACGAACTCTTCGACTTCTTCTATACTATTCAATATAATAGTAATGCTTCCATCTTCGTTCCAGTGCTGATTACTTACATCTACCATAGCTTTATCTTACTTCTTATCGAATTTATTGCCAACAACATAAACTTCAAATAAATTAACAAATGGCTCGTAATTGTCAACTTTATCTAAACTCTTGAAGGCAAATGTTCCTTCTTTTTCAATATAAACTACCTCATAGAGATTGTCTATACATAATAAGTCATAGCTATCATGCACTATATCGCCTTCCCAAATTTCATTGCAGTCTTCGTCCATCATTCCTGTGAACTGACAGACTGTTTCTGGAATTACTTCGTAAGGAGTTAAATAACATCTATCATCTTTATCACTTTCTTTACGATGAATATACGCTATTCCCTGAGAGTATGTAAGTGAACCCTCTACCCATTCCCCGTTATCAAGACGTTTAGCCTTAAACTTTATATTTTCTATTCTCATATGCTATAATTGCTTTAATTTATTGAATATCTTGGCAAAGCGGTGCATGTAATCAAAATTAACGCTTTCATCATACTCACTCACCATTCTATTATACAGCCAACGTAGATGCTCAGCATCCTCGTGGAACTCTTTAATATCTTGCTCGTCTAAGATTATTTGTTTCTTCATACGCTACTTCTCCTTATCGAATTTATTGCCAACAATCGTTACTGATAGTCCACTTTTTACCAAATTACAAAGCAGACATTCTGTATATTTACCAAACTTAGCATAGAAAGCTCCGTCTTTAAATACAACTTCGCCTTCACCACCAAAGTCTATAATATCTCCTTCAAAAATAGGCACATCGTTGGTGTCTTTCAGTCCTGTGAACTGGCAGATTGTATCTGTATCAACTTCATAAGTGATATTTCTGTTCAACATACTTTCTTCTTGACGATTTTCGATGATGTAGGTATTACCACATTCGGCATAGAAGTAACCTTCAACCCACTTGCCATTATCAAGACGTTTAGCCTTGAACTTTATATTTTCTATTTTCATAAGCTATCTTAAAATCTTAATTTTGATACCTAAGTACTTTTCCATTTCTTTCAACCCATTTTCGTTTACACTATAATAATATATATCACGAGGATATCCACTACCATAAGGCTGAATACTTCTTTTAGCATATCCTTTTGACCATAAGGAATCCCATAATGTATCTGGCTCATCATAATACATCACTCCATTGCGATAGGCTTCATAAACACCCTTTTTAGGGTCCTTCCAATCTAAGCCAATGCAATGTTTCATCTTGTATAATTCGTCTGATGTAAGCATAACTATATCTTTTTAAGTTTTATCTTTATTGCCTTCAAATTTCTTTCACCTCTGTCCCAAAAGCACGAACGTCTAAGATAGAAATGTTGACCTTTAAGCCAAGGGAACTTATTATAAAAAGCCTTCCATTTAGCCTTTCCAGCCTTCAAAGAGGGTACTTAAATACAACTTCTAGCATAGCAGCTACCAAAGACTAATGTATTATCACAAACGTTTTTATCCATAACTATTCCTCCGTTTTCATATAAGGGCAACACTCTGCGTATATATACTTGCAAATATCACTTAATTTGCAAAGTTGACAATCTCCAACCATAACTATTCCTCCTCTTTTATACCAAATGGAGTACCATCTGCAAATTTTATTTTAAACAAATCAGTAGCAGTGACAAATCCAATCACGCCATTTTTTCTATCACCAAAAACAAGCCCTTCATTATCTATAAGTATGATTAAGCTTTTAACCTCAACATCTTGGGATGTTATCCACCCAATTGGTTTATGTTTTTGCATTTCCTGCCAGCACTCTTTTGCATCCTTAAAAGGGCGATACTTTGACTCTGGTTTGATACGATAGCCATCAGTTTTTCCTATCAATGTATCAAGGACAAAGCCCTCATCGTCACCATCAATATCACACCATACGCCCATATCGTTCCACTGAATGGTCTTGCCTTCTTTAATTGCCTTTAAAATTGGAAACAATCTCTGAATTTCGCCTTTATTAATTTTCTCCATACTCAATCCTCCAACTCTATGTTATTTTCTGCTGCGTAGCCATCTTGTGCTTCCTTATGATAACTCTTCTCGCAAACCCATCCTTTACGAAGATTATATTCGGAAATGACGTGCTTACGACAATACTCACAGATAGCAATGCCGAATTTGTTTTGTAATTCTTCTCTTGTCGTAATCAATCCTCCAATTTTTCAATAGGTTTCCAATGAGTGATATTGAACGCAATAGCACAAAGAAATCCATTTTCATCTGTATTCCAACCTTTGCATTTAGTTCTACTTGTCTTCAATACAATTTTAGGAGTTTCTTTATTTGTTACCAAAACGCTTTCATCGTAAGGAGGCGACCCATCCTCAACAGATACCCAGTCTGACTTGGAGAGTTCTTCCAAAGCTTCTTTCAAACAACAAATGCAATTATTCAAATATGTCTGTCTATTTTCATATTTGCGTAAAATTGCTAAATGTTTTGCTTCTTCTATCAGCTCTTTAACTTTCTTCTTATCCATAGTTACAAATTAAAATATTCACGTATCTGCTCACCTGTCATGCGATATACCTCAGATATTCGGCAGTCTCTAATTGAGCTATCCCAGGCACTGGTATGTTCATCATTACAACTACCATCAGCAACACGCTCTACGGCTTCTTCTGGCCCTGTTGCAAAGTCAACGCTTAGAAGTTCCTTTTCCTCGTCACTAAGCCCTTTTCCTTCCAAAGCAATATTTAGAGCGGTTTGCAACTCGTAATGAGCTTTATCTGAATAGCCTATAGCCTTACCAATATGACTATTGATTGATTTCTCTTTCTTATCCATACTTCCATTTTCTCTTCTTCCCCCCTCCCTGTTGCCAAGTAGAGGGTGGTTAGTTTATTTAAATATACTTTCAAAATTCCAATTATCACCATCGCAACAATCAGATTCTTCTACTCTTGACTTATCAACATCACAATATAAGACGCCATATTGTCGTTTTATATGCTTACAGTTGATACAAGCTGGTATTATTTCCATATTACTATCTATTTATATCCTTTGCAGGATGGTTAATCATAAATCATAACACAATCATTGTACACAGATACTTCAGATATACTTAAAGGATCTCCGTTTTCTTGTGTTCCATGAGAATAAGGAAAGCAAACTTCCATAGTCTTATCCTCAACTTTTGATAATTCATTAATCAATTCTTCTACTGTCATATTCTATCTATTTATGCCCGAAGGTGGTTAATAAAACAAATACTCGTCACAAGGCTCTCCAACATATTCTCTTGCTTCGTCTATAGTATTAAACACCTTTCGTGCCACATAGATGAATGGAATACAACCGAATAGCATATTGTCTTGAACTACGTACCGTACTGGATGTAACTTTCCAACAATTCTTTTTGTCATATCTACATATTTATTTATACTCAAAAGGTATTAAACATTCAACAATACTCTTTTGAGTTTTATTCGTAATTTCTCTTTTAACTCTTTTGCCTCACTCCAAGGTGTATAGGTTGTGGTATAAAAATTATAACTACGTTCATCTACACAATGTAAGCCTGTTATTAGTAATTCTAACTCTTCGTTTGATAATACAACATTTTTATCCATACTGCTATTATTTATGCCTGAAGGCGGTTAGTTACTTTAAATAATTATTTTTCATTTATCTGGTAATTCAAATTGAATTTGAAATGTTCTACGTATAGGATAGCCTTGATTTACATACGTCTTACCAAGATAAGCAGTAGTTGCAATACTTGCATATCCTAAATTACCATTGCTCTCATAACAAGTTACATCACAATTATCATATACTGTGTCTATATCTGCTATGATTTTTCTGAGTTCTCCTAATTTCATATCTCTATACTTTTATTCTTATAATTATTATACACATCACATGGAAGAGTACAATAACAATATCTCGAATCTGATTCTTGACACTCTTTATATTTATTAAAAGGACACTTAGCCATACCTACACCTCCATTCCGTGATTAAGGTCTAGACCAAAAAGAATGTTTTGTAATTCAGACACATACTTTAAACCTTCTTTAATAGTACTTAAAATATCATCTTTTTTAAACCCTACTAAAATATCGTAAGTATAGTCATGATTTTCATAAGCCCATACTTCTTGATGATTATTTAAATCAAGTTTATAATATATTTTAGTCTTTCTCCAACCATTCTTTTCTAGAATTTCTGAAGTAAGAGAAATTGGCTTAATATCTTTGTAATTTATAAGAGCTAAATTAAGTGCAGATAAAGACCTAATATTCCAATGCCCTTCATCATCTTTTTGATAAACCAAGTCTCCTGGAATGTATCTTAATTTATTCATATGTTTTATTCTTTATTATTCATTATAAGAGCCATTTCACACACCTTGTGACACATTTGAAGTACGTCTGATATACTTCTAGTTCTCCAATTATAGTACATTTTTCCGTGGTCTTCGGTTATTACTACAACCTGTCTGTCACGGAGGATTCGCCATATCATTTTCAACTTCTCTTTCATACGCTTTACTCCTTAACTTCTTCAAAGATTACATTCTTATTATCCTTACGTAGTTTAGAATCGCATGGGTATTTCCTCCAAACTTCACAAGCACTATTGCCAAAAAAGAAACAACCATAGCAAGTTTCTTCCTCGGTTTCAGTAATCTCCAAGACTACTCTTTCTCCAACTTTAAACTCTTTCATACGCTTAGTCTTTTATATATTCATTTACTTCACCCAAAACCTGTTTTAGCAGGTTCTTTAGAATCTTCAATTCATCATTCGAATATGTAGCTATTGGATAACCATCAAGGGTAGTATCGCCAAAGAAGCTACGACTTATCTTTAATGAGTGTTTATTCTTTTTCATTTTCTTTACCTTTTAAAATATTGTACACTTGTTTTAACTCATCTGTTGATAAGCGTTTGAAATCAAAAGAACTGATAGCGTAGACGAGAGTCTTACGAAGATTCTCTTCTTTAACATCTGATATTTCCTTTTCTGTAGGAACAGATATTCTTCTAACATTCCATCTATCACTACCGCATTGCCAGCCAGAATCTCTTCTGAATCTAGCGTTATTAACAATAATTTGAGTCTTTGTCACTTTATCAACCTTGGCGATATGTCTATGAGACATACCTGTAACTAGTACTTCATCGCCCTCAACTAAATCTTTAAGCTCTTTCATTACTCACCTCCTTTGACAATTAAATCAAGTAGTTCTTCCACAAATACCCAATCAGTAAAAGTATATGCTCTAACTCTAATTTTCCACATTTCTTGATATGTGTCACAAGCAGTTTCATTTAACATAGCGTTCATATCGTAGAGCTTTATATTACTATTCACTTTTGAGAATGCGAGAATCTTTCCGTTATCATTTCTAGGAACTTCGCTAGCAGGATGAAGCAATTTATTCAAATCGTTCAAGAACTCATTGATAGCCCACTTAGCACCTAGTCCAATAGCTTCTTTGATGTCCCCCTCATAGAACATTTCTTCCTTTTCATCATTGTTGAAGACTATCTCTTCGCCATTTAACAGAAATCTATCTTCATAGATTTCTTCCTTGGCAGCTTCTATTTTCTTATCGTCTATCATAATTATATTCCTTTCTTACTATTTTTATCCAATACCTCTTTAATCTCGAAATATTGAGCCTTTATAAATTTTTCCATCTCTAACTTGGTTATTCTACCAATAACTGAAATAGCCCCATCCCTTACAGATACTGAGAAATAATCAGTATTGATAAAACTAATGTTAACATCTATGCTTTCATCATTCATAATCTACCCTTTCTTTCTCTGAGTTCCAACATCCTTCTAGTTCTGCGGCTTTCCTTGCCACTAGGAGGATTACCACCAAGCTTTACTTCTGGGATTTCATAATTCATATAGTTGGAAGCTTCTTTATTGAGTGCCTTAACTACTTCTTTAGTCAACACCTCTTTAAGTGATACACCAGTTGGTGTTACAATTATCTTTGCATCGTCTCTAATCATATCTAGCCCTCCACGTCTTTAGTTGTACCTAACAATGATTCATTGCCGATGTAAGGAATGCATTGATTCCAACTACAATGATTTATGCATACGTAGCAGTCTTCCTTTTTAAAACTAAAGAAACTTATACTCCATTTATCTCTACTAAAGTCTCTTACCAGCACTTTATCAAATGGCTTTAGTTCAATATTTGGCTTCAAGTCAACAATCTGCTTCTTCTCAGCATCCCAAGCTTTGCCTTCCTTTTCGAGAGCATCAAAGAGCTGTTTTTTCTCTTCTTCTGTTGCAAGGCGAATAGTATTAAGATTCTCTTTAAAGAAACTTGTTTTATATCCTAGACTCAAAGCTTTAGTAGAGTTTAAATTTAAAACAATGAACGAGTAATAACCTTCTGATAAATTTGTTTTACCTGATACTATAAATATATCTTGTGTGTTACCAAAATCAGCAAAAACTATATCCCCATCCTTGAACTCTGGTAGAGCCTTCTCTACTTCAAGGGTCTGACGATTGAGCTTTCCGCCAAGACGTTCCTCGATAGTATTGATGTAGATCTGAGCAACATCCTTGTCTTCAAGGGTATAATTGTTTGTAGGTGCATCAAGAGCGAATTTATAATCTATATCACCGTCCTCTTTTCTCTGTGAAAAGAACTTACCAAAGAAACGTAAGTATCTATTGTCTTGAAATTTTTCAAAGATTACTCTTTCTTTACCATCATTACTTACTAATACATCGCCTTTCTTCCAAGAGAATTTTTCCCAATCACGCATTGATTTGCTAGGATAGATGCACAAAACTCCTTCCTTGTACAATTTACCGTCTTTATCGAACCATGGTTCTTTATTATGATGCTTAACTTGAAAAGCATCACATGCATCAGTAACGACATATAACGTAACACTTCCAAACATATCAGTCCAGAGTTTCGTACCTTCTGGCTTATCCTTCAAAATTTTTGCTATATTAATCTTTGCATCCATAATTAAATCGACTTTTGCATTAAACAATGTTGGTAATGGCTCATACTATTAAAAGTATCTTTTGATGTTTTTGGCAACTCCCCATAATAAGGAGTGACTTTCAATCCATCTATAAAATCGGCATTCTCGGTATATACCTCGGTATTATGCTCATTAATAAACACTTTCTGTGCTGATGTAACATGGCTTTCTGCTCTCAGCTTACCGAGTGACCGCCAAACTTGTTTACGATGGACGAACAATCCATGCAAAGGAATAGTTCTTACTTCTACTTTTGTTCCCATAACCTTTATTTCCATCATTATTTTTTATATGTTATACATTTATTCTCTATCTAAATAAAACGGGGAATATCGCAATATTCTCATTTCTCTTCTTATATCAATCTCAGCTAAACGAGCAGCTTTATAAAGCTTAATATATGGCTTGTCTTTGAGATATTGAATAAATTCAACAACAGAATATTCTTTCTTTTCCATAATCTTAACCATTTAAAGATGATAATAACTATTTGATACCCTTGCGCCCAAATCGAAGCAGCCCACAGCATCCGGCTTTAAGAAGCGTTTCTCTAACTTCTCCAAAGCCACTTTATACTTCTGCTCCATGTGCTTGCAATGAAGTCTCTGAGCTAATTTAAGTTGCTCGACAACACCCTTGCGAGCAACTCTATATTGTTTATCGGACATCATAGCCTTATTCGTTCACATAGTTGATTACTTGCTCTTGACCTTGCTCATGCAAGTTATCGAAAGCGTCTTCTATAACTTTAGCTACTTGGTCGCCATTAAGGTTCTCCAGCATTTCGCTTACTACCTCAATCTGCTGGTCTGTTGCTAAAGAGCAAAACTTGTCAATAAGAAAACTCTTCTGTGCTTGGACGAGCATATCATCGAATAAATCCGATACATCTACACTAACTTTATAATATGCCATAATTTGAAATTTTAAACGTAATTAGTTGTACCATACATCATTTGGCATAAGAGCCAATTTCCATCCATACTCTAGTTCATACCTTAATATTTTAAGGTCGTGACTCGTTACAGATGAAAGACCTACAAACTTATTTTCGTACTCCATATCCAAACCATTTAGTTACCATACTTGTAATGCAAATAATTAGCCTCTGAGCCGAAATAAAGCTCGGTATCGCTCATATTTGCCTCCGTCAAGTCATTCTCTACATCTTTATAAGAAGGCACGCAATCCTTAACTCTTTGGCAGAACAAAGGATATTTTGAAGAAACGTCTTCTCCGTCTTCATCATAGATATTAATCTTATCTACATTGTAATATGGATAAGAAGAAATATTTCCATATGAATGGATAACCTTTCTACTCTTAACAGACACCACGATTTCAGCAGGTTTGTTAATAGCATCAAACTCGCAAGTAAAATCATCAAGTTGCGCCTCAAAAGCCGCATCATTAAGCTTTTCAGATAAGTTTTCAAAAAACTTTTTCATTTTCTTATTACAGTTTTTAAGGTGTGTCTCACCATTTTTAATTAGTAACCTTTATTTCTTAATTACGATGCAAAGAAACAAATAATATTTGAAACATGCAAGTTATTTAATGTGTTTCTTATATCTTTTAACACTCTATAATAATACGAACAAATAATTTGCTGACGTTAACAAAAAAATCCCCACCACTACATTATTATATATAGTGATGGGGTAACCCCCAAAGGGTATTTTGTCTTTGGGCTATTTTTCTTCCTTATCTACGATTTCAACGAAATCTCAAATTCCCAAACGAGCCTTATTGATACATGATGCTATCCAACCTATCAGATAGGCAGATGGTTCTCCACCATGTTTCATTTCAATATTACCCTCGATAGCATCACAAGCGTGACTAGCCTCATGACAAATTACATTCATACGCATAGCCTTACTGCTACTGAATAAAACAAGAACGCACTTTCTTCCTGTTTCTCTTATGTGAAGTCCGTAATAAGTAAATCCATCACCATTAAAAAAATCGTACTTTTCAATATCCGTACCATCATTATTCAAGAATGCTTTCTTTGCATCCTCAAACTGCAACCCAACCCCAACACACAATAAGTGTGGGTAAATGGGCTGGTCGTATTCGTAATATCCTTTTTTCTTCATACCTCATCGTTTTTATGTTTATCCCATCCACGCCTCGAAAAAGCATACCAAGTATCGCAAATATCAAGAGCGAGAATGTTGCCTTGGTCAATACAAAAATCGCTATCAAAGCCTTCGATATGAACATACATCAATGCTATAGTATCATAAGGAACGCTACGACCTTCAAGACAAGGATTTTTAAAATTCTTAGTCTTGTATAAACTTGTAACAATTGGCACTTGAAGAACGTCTGAAATATTCTCAGTGCTAATCTCTATCGACTTCTTAAACTTCTTCATATTCTCAACTATTTAAATTTCTCAAAGTAGAACTCAATTTGTCTATCAAAGTGCTCTTCGATTAACCCATAAGCAAGCGACATCTTTACTTGGAAAGAAGCCTTACCATTAAGCAATCCTTTAGCCTGTTTAGTAATCTCTGAGCGAAATTGTTCCAAACTCATATCACGCTTACGAAGATTACAAGACCTGCAAGATGGCATATAGTTCTCCATGGAATCATCGCCATGGGATACGACAAACTTTCCCGCCTTGTCGCTCCACCGAGAGTAACACCCTCGATTCTTCGGAACAAGATGGTCAACCTGCATATCCTTATACTCTATACTCTTGCCGCAATAAGCACAATGACCATCGTATTTGCGATATATTTTAAGTCTATCTTCTTTTTTCATATTTTCAACTATTTATGTTTTAAAATAACGCTGACTGCGCTTGTTGTGTAGAGTTTGTGTTGCTTGTAATGAGAGTTACAGCCTTAGAAGAATTTTACGGGCTGACATTCATCGATTAACTTGCGTGCTTCTTTAGCACACTCAGCCACGCATTTTTCGACTGCTTCTGTGATGTCTTGGATTTGCCCCTCACGCATATTGCCGTATTTATCGCAAGTATCGGCTATTATTTTGTAGAGAACACGATTTTGCAAAGCCTCCATATAGTCTACAAAATCCTTGCAAGTTTTGCGTCGAGGTTCTTGCACCCAATCAAGAAAGTCCTTCTTCCAGTCTTTCCATGTTTTGATTTTTATTACTATCATTGCTGTTTATATTTTTTATTTGTTGTTCTTGTGCCCTATATGATATTTGTTGCATATCCTACACCGATACACCGCCATACCTTGTGCCCGTAACTTCGGATTCTGATTCAGAAACTCCCAAGCATCATCCTCGCTTTCATAAGCGACCTTCGCCTTCCAAGATTGACCTTTTCTAAACCAATGCTCAGGATCTGGATGCAAATGACAAGGAATACATTTATTTCTTTTCTTCATAACTTCTTCAGAAATTTAAGTTGAAACCCTTCTGCCTTTTTTATTCCTGGGTATAGTTCCTTTAGAACCTCCCATGCTCTTGTCTTGTGCCGATGCCACATAGTAACCGGATGCACACGCTCACCACTTGGTAATACATAGAAATCTGCCTTAATGGTATCAATATGCTCATAGTTTGCAGCTTTATATATAGTTCCCTTATTACCTATGGACGTATCGGCATAAGATATAAGGTACTTGATTTCCTTATGTGTTGCCCTAATATACTTATGCAAGAGAGATAGGCAAATCGTCTCGCTAAACTTTGGCATATCATCAGACAGCCACATTCTGTCAAATTCCCTCACTTGATGGTAATCCAACACTTCGCCCTTTTCAGTCTTGATGTGCGGTCGGATTCCATACCCTATTTGCATTGCACCCCTTATCTTATCCTTATACAATACCAAAAGATTCAAGCAACTATTCTTCGTTACCTTGTGTGAAAAGTGATGAGGAACTATGATTGCATCTGCTTGCGCCTTATCGCACTCCATCAGCTTTATTCCCTTTTCCTTGCATTCGTAACCGATAACAAATCCGCAGAAGCCTAGCACTGGAGACTTGTTCAACTTTCTTCTTCTCATATCAATGATACCTCCAAAAATAACGTTTGAAATTATCTAGCAAATGCTCTATACAAGCTTTGATTTCGCCCTCTCTTATGAATTGGTTGCAAAAATCTATCAATTCATCACGTACCAACCCTCGTTTTAAGGCTTCGTCTCTCATAGCTCTTATAAGAGCATCCGTTGTTTCTTTATTCCCATTTCTTACAACAGGATTGCAACAAAACACCTTGCACATATCCATAGTTTCAAAACAGACTTAACTGCCTACTCATATTCTTTAATTCGTTATTGGCAAAATCTACTTGACGCTGGTCTATTTCAAAGCCTATATACTTTCTTTCAAGGTTTACGCAAGCTCTTGCCGTTGTACCGCTCCCCATGAATGGGTCTAGAACAACATCATCAACATTTGTCGAGTTTCTGATTAGTATCTCCATCAACTTTACTGGTTTTTCAGTCTGATTAATCAAACCATCCTTATCCTTGCGCTTGTTCGTTGGAATAGGAACACTCAGAATATCAGATGTACCACATTCATTTATCGGTCTATCACCACCTTTGCGTAGCATGATGATATACTCTTTCTGTGCCATATAATAGCGGCCACATATTTTTGCGCACTTATCCCATATTAAGCATTTGGTAAAATGGAACTCACTTTTTCCGACCACATCAAGAAAGTGCATTAAATTATAATCATTACACATCAGATAGCAATGCGACCTGTCCTTTAATATCCGGTACAAATCATTGATGTAGTCCGAAATATCAATATCGTTATTCTTGAATATCTTGCCCTTTCTTGTTTGAGATTCCGTCCAATATCCTCCCATACTCCCTGAGCCACCCCTAGACTGAACCGGATAAGCCACATCGGAACATACGAGGTCTATGCTATCGCTATCAATCAGTTTCAAAAGCTTTCGACAATCTCCTTGGTATATATTATTCAGTTCCATCATATCCAAACATATCTTTTTGATTAAACATTTCTTCCTTAATTCTTCTTTGCGCCACCTTGAAATAATCAACATCCAATTCAAAACCGATGAACTTCCTGTTCGTTCTCAAACACGCCAAAGCTGTACTTGCTGAACCAATAAAACCATCAAACACCAAGTCGCCTTCGTCCGATGATTTCAAGATGCATTGCATAAGCAAGGGGATTGGCTTCTCGTTCTGATGTACCAACTTATCTGATGGAACTCTATCAAAGTCCCACACGTCCTCCAAACGCTTGCCGTTTATGGTTCGTCTGCCTTTATTCAAGTACAGGATTGGCTCGTAACATTGACCATATTGCGCATCTAAATCTCCAGCCGTATGGTTATTCTTTCGCCAAATGAGCACATTCTTAATGGTAAACCCTGCGTTCCTCGCTTGTTGCATAAAAAAGTCCAAGGTCTTGGCACTACAGAAGATATAAGCAGCACTATCATCCTTCAAAATCCGGTAGCATTCGCTCATATAATCAATAATCAATTGCTCATTATCGTCATTGAGTATTTCCTTCGAAAAACGATGGTCGTCTGCTCTCCATCCGGTCTTATAGGAGATACAATATGGTGGGTCAGTAACAATTAAATCTACTTTCCCGCTCTCTATTTGTTTCATTCCTTCTATGCAGTCGGAATTGTATATTCTATCAAATTCAAGCATATCAAATCTCTTTTATAGCGTTAACATAAGCTTCATGAGCCTCTTCTTGCGTATCAAAGCAACCTATATATATTTTCTTTTTACCTATCTGATACTGCGCTTGCCATTTTCTTACACTCTTATTCCAAGTCACACCCAAGTATTCGGAAGAGGTTTTCTTTGCTATAGCAGAATAAATCACATTGTATCTTGCGGTGCAATACTCCAAGTTGTCTACATCGTTATTCGTCTTATCGAAATCCTTATGATTCACCATTGGAAACGCTTCTGGATTATCCAAGAAAGCCTGAGCTACCAAACGATGTATATAAAACATCTTGCGCTTTCCGTTCTTGTAAAGCCATACCTTCAGATAACCTTTTGGTGTCTTGCAAGGTGCGATTTCCTTTAATTGAGACGTTCTCCCAATAGTAAAAACATGTCCCAGCTTGCTAACATAATACCTTTCGTAATTCTTTATAGGCTTTATATCACCAAGAAACCTTGTTATACTTTTATCTTTCATTGTTACCTCCTTTTTCAAAGAAACTTGAATATATAGCTTGCGCCTCCTTTGTATCTAGCAAATCAATATCATTGTAAAACCTTCTGTACACAACGCACAGCCTTTCGTCATTTCCGGTGTCTCTTGCTTTAGCTATTTGCTGACAAGATTCCATGAGAAATGCACTTATCTTCTCGTAACTTCGCTTCTGTGTCTTCTTTAGCATATCCATGCTTACAAAGGTTTTGTAGTGTATGATATGCTTTTCTTGCTCGTATTCTGTGAGTATAAGCCCTTCCGGAATAGCAAATACCACTCTTCTTGTCTTGTCATCACTATAGAGCTGAACTGCACCTGTAAACGATGTATATATCTTTTGCAATATCTTGGCAATCGGTAAGTCTTTTTTCAAAAACCTTTCAGCAAATCTCTTCAGAAAATGAACGCTCATAGCAAAACAATCTTCGCTATACCCATCGTTTCTACTCATAGGAATATACTCGTTGGTTTCCTTCAGATAAATGAACAAACCGGAAGCAAATACATCGCCATGTTTTACACCTACAACGATGAGATAATCGGCATTCGGTGTAGCAAACTCAAAGGTCTTTGTTATTTGTCGTACGTTCTGCTTTCTCATTTCACGTTTAAGCTCATTAGCTTTTCGCATCTGAAACTCATAGATTCTAGCTTCATCTAAGTTTCGTACCCTACGCATCTCACCCGAAGTCATACTTGCTGTTATCATGCGCATTCCTCCTTTTTAATCTTTGACAACCAACAATCCCAGATTCTCGTAGCAACATTAGCCATCATAACTGGAGGAACACACATTCCGCAAGCAAACCAAGGCTTCATGCCATTAAAGTCATAATCCATCGGGAATGTTGATGCTAAAATCGTATCATGCGCTGAAATATAACTTGGATTATCAAAATACAAAAGCCTATCTTCCATTGCTGATATAGTATTGCATACTTTATCCTTTTTAAGAAACATATTATTGAACATAGAAAGACGATTATCCATCCGTTTGACAATATCACCGATAGAATTGTCTTTCTCGTTTCTATGCTCCCAATACTTCATCACTCCTTTTGGAATCTGTCTTCCACTATAGTCTGAGAACTCATCCAGGACAATTTCTTTCTCGTTGAAGTCCATATCTATCTTAGGCACTCGCTCGAACAAATCCTTCTGAACCATAAACGGCTTGCAAAGGTCTTTGCGTAATCCTAGAAAGAACACCCTAGGTCGATTCTGAGGAACACCCATATTACGTGCATTAAGCAACCAATGCTGCAAGATATATCCGGCATTATCCATCTGACTGTAAATCTCTTTCACGTACTCGATAGCTTCACCTTGCAACAAACCTTGGACATTCTCAAAAACCACTACCTTTGGTTGTAGTTCTTTAGCGAGGGCGATTGAGTAAAAAGCCAAATCGTCAAGCCTTTGTGCTTTCTGACCTTCTCGGAATACTTTTTCCTTTCCCCAAGCCTTTTCACGATCACCTGCAATACTGAATACCGAACAAGGGAAACTAGCATCCAATATATCCAAATTATGAAGCTCTTCTTTCATAATATGCCCCCCCATATTGATATTGGTAATCAACTCACGAATATCACAATTGAAAGCGTACTTGACATCGTGATTCTTCAAGTACATCTTCATAACCTTTGGGTCTATCTCATTACAGGCTACAACATCGTAGCCAGCTAATTTGTAACCAAAGGAACTTCCACCTCCACAACAAAAGCAAGACATCACCTTACCTTTGTCTTTTGTGAAATTAGCATCTTTTTTAGTCCATCTATAAGGGAACTTGTGCTCGTTTTTATACATTTATCTACCATAAAAAACAATCGTTAATAAAAACCGATGTATAAAAATAACCACAAGTAATATGGTTGTAAAAAAGGGACTCTAACCCTTGAATTTAGATTCTGTTTTCTTCGGCAATGCGTCTTAAATAATCATCCGCTGCGTTATCGTCTATTTTCGACTTAAGAGACATTCCTGTGTTATATCCTATCATTAAGGACACATTCTTGCTCTTTTTCTTGTTCTTTCCATATCGCCAGCCAAAGACCTTTCCTAGCCAAGCTATACCGACAATACTATCTGATACAACTATTGTCGGAAACAAAACATATACTTTATATATCATCGCAATCTAATTGAGAGTTAAAAATATATCTATTCTGATTCAACCAAAGCTCCACGTAGTCAGCCTTGATTTTCAGAAATTCTTCGTATGTGTAGCATTTCTGCTGCTTACCACCTTTGTTCCAATAATAGGCAACTCCTCCCAAAGAAAAGAAGTCTATCAAGTCCATTTCCTTTCGCTCCGGTTCTTCACGCTTTTTCTTTTGCCTATATCTACTTACAGCAAGCAATATGAGACAAATGCAAAGCAACATGGAAACCAGTATCTCGAATATCAACCTTACGTCTTGCATCTTATTTTAAACACAAAAACACGAAACTACCGATTGCAAAGTCAAAGGAATAGTGACTCGGACTGCCTTTCGGTATAGTCCATCGGGTTTCGTGTCTCTAATATCTTATCAATTTCTTAAATCGCCATTTTATCCTTTTTTGTTCTGCGCTTGCAAAGATAAATAATATTTCGCTAACTTGCAAGCGTTTTAGTGCTTTTAATACTTTATTTGCATTATTTTAAACTTATCCTTTTTTGAAGTTCATTCCAAACTCTTCTTCCGTTACCTCATACATTACATCACCACATGCTACTCTTTGCTTGTCTTTTGCCATCAGCAATAAGTTTCTATAAGGTATCTCTTTCACGACTTCTTGGTAAGATAAATGCAGACTATCCATAAAAGATGCAATCTGTCCTAAGAGTGTATCGTTACCTATGGTCGTGGTTTTGCTATCATCCTTGCCGCACTCTTCGCCAAAATTGATAGCGTCTGAAAATCCTTTATAGAGATTAAGGAATAAGCCGTTTGTAAGCCATTGACAACCTCTTCAAGCGTTCCTTTAGATAATTCATCACTAATGGATTCATCGCCTTGTATGAATACGGACAACGCCTTGCAAGCATCATCCAAATTCTTAAGCATGCATAAGACTTCCGCTAAGGTCTTGCCCTCTTCGAAACTATCAAGGTATTTAGCCGCCTTGACCAATTTTATAATTGTAGGTGGTGAAACGTAATAAGCCCTTCCATTCACGATTATCGTTACGGTGTCCTCTCCAAGAATTGCATCCGTAATTAATTTACTTGCCTTACTCATGGTTCTGAATATTAAAAAAGGGGAACGGCATTAACACCATCCCCCTCTATCATTTGTTGCCTATGTCTTATTCTTGTTCTACAACCGCAGAGCCTTCCCATTGGTACTCGCCAGCCACACCATCGATCTCGCTTTCCATAGCAACGGCAGAAATACCCAAAGTGATATTCTTATCCTGCTGGTCACCCTTGGCAACGATAGCCGCATTTGAGAAAACGATGTAGTTCCCTGTCTTGGTCTGAGCAACGATACACTTGTTGATATTAGCCAAATCTTGGCTAGAAGACCAACCTACTGCATCTGCCTCCGTTGTAGTCTCTTCTCCAGTTGCCTTGTACATCTTACCACCCTGCAAGTCTACCTTATTCTTCCATGAAAAGACACCAATAGAGAATGTAATTGTCTTAGCACCCTCATCGGTCTTGTCACGATAATAAACCTGTCCGTTCAGCTCGTTCTTGTACTCGGTAACACTAGGGTCATCCTGAGAATATCCCCATGTTCCCTCATGGCTGTTCTTAACCTCTGTAGCGGTTTTCAACCATGTAGCCAACTTAGCAGGTGTATTTGCCTCGGTAAGAGGAGCACCATACCAAATTCTCTTGATTCCAATAAATGGTTTCATCTTATCTTACGTTTAATGTTTCAAAATCAATAGTAATGTTTGCGTAATGGCAACTCAACCTACTCTCTTGCTCTATGCCGTGGGAGCGGATAGAATAACGATACCATACATCCTCAGCTTTTCCGACCTCATTGTCGGACAGGGTTTGAATAGCCTTCTTTAAAAGCTCGTTCAATTGAGGATTAGCCTCGCCCTCTATATCTTTGAGCAATATGTTTACCTCTATAGTACAATCGTTGAAATATGTCTTGTCTGCACTCATGCGCTTAGGAATGATTACTATCATGCCTTCATCAGGAATCTTCTCACCGACCAAAGGTCTTTCCCCCTCAAGTCCACCCTTTGTCAGATGTCCTTTCAGTCTTCGTTCCAATCCCATAAGTTCCAAATCATCATAGATTACATGACCAGCATCTATTTCTGTTATCATCGCATATCCTCGATTTCTTTCTTGATATACTGAATACCCGAATCTATAACATCATATCCCCTAGAGGAAACATCAGACGCATATTCCGCTTTGTTGCCAAGGGTCAAGGTGTGGTCATGTACATTACTATAGTTAGACCTTCTGAGATTACCTGTGCGGTTTCGGTAGTTTCCGTTAGCCTTATCAAGCTCAACAGCAGTTTTACCTAACCTATCAAGAAATTCATCTACTTCCCTTTCTCCCTGTGCAAAGAAAGCGTCTATCTCATCCTTTATAACATCAGACATAGATACTCATATAACCAAGATAATTGCACTTAGGGGCATTATAGACCTTTCCACCTCCTCGGTAGCTTCCATCATCGGAATAGACCTGGACTTCATCACCTTCGGAAATCTGGCACTTGTCACAAACAATATGATATTTCGGTGTATATATGCTACCATTCTCGGTAGTGAAATGCTCGGTAGAGTTGTCATCGCACCGACAACGCCCCATTTCTTTCCATTCCTCAGAAGAGCTAATGACCTCGTTGTACTTGTTGACAACCTTATTCACGAACTTCTTCTTTAATATATGAGGGGAATATAACATAACCTAGACATTTACCAAATATCAGACTTATCCGTGATAGTGGAAAGCCCTAAAGCTGCCACCACTTCATTATCCGGAGCAACACCATATTTTCGGCAAAGCCACATATAGTATTGTCCTATCCTAGAGTAGTCCCAAGAGACAGAGAATCCATTTTCGTTCACATTGCTCATATATGGAGCAAGCATCAGTTCCTCGATTACGGAAATCATCGCCTTGCCTACAACCTGCGAATTATCAGACGTATATTCTTCGTCAAGGTCTATACCTGACGAAATATCTTCCAATTGAGCATCGGTAATATTCCAAGCACGCAACTTATGCGAAATGTATTCTCTTATCTTCATGTGACATCCTTATTTCTGAGCCTGACTCATAGCCTCAGCGATTTTCTTTGCAGCCTCTTGCTCGCTCTTAGCCTTTTCGTCAAGTTCCTCTTCTACATTCTCCTTTTCAGAAGTCTCTTCGGTTGACTCGGCAGCATCCTTTTTTGGGGTTTTCTCCTTTTTAGGCTTGCTCTCCTTCTTCTCCTTTAAGACTTCCTTCTTAGGTGTCTCTTCTGGTTTCTTTTCTTCTTCCTTTACAGGATTTTCTTTTCCATCATTCAAGACTTCCTTTTTAGGAGTATCTTTAATTTCCTTATCGTCTTTTAGAGGTGCAGAATGGTTATCATCCTGCACCTCCAACATCTTGCAAAGCTTACGTTCGATAAGGGAGTTCATACGTTCTTCGTCAAAGTCCAAGACTGCACCAACTTCATAGATGGTGTTAAAATGAAACTTATCACGGAACGGACTAATTACCTCACCTCTCATAAGCCTAACCTACTGCTTGTGTTGAGTCCAAAGAGTAGATAGCATCAACGTTATTCAAGATAGGAACAACCATTGCTTGTGAGCTGGTGAACTCACGGAGTGGGTCGTTTGTAGAATAACGGCTAGCCAAGATATACTCATCGGCTGACTGATAAGTAACACCTGCAACTGGTCTTGTAGCTTCGGCTACGTTAGTCCAGAACAAATCACCAAGGTTATCATAGCATGTAAAGGTCATGTGACCCTTAGCCCAAGGGTTGTGTGTTCCCTTCTTGCCGTTAATCTCGGTCTTGATTGTACGGGCTACACGTACCAAGTTAGTCTGCCACTTGTTTTTGAAGATAGAAGCAATCTGCTCAAAGCTCAAAATAGGAATATTGCTATCACTATCGATTGCAATGCCTTGATTGAAGGCAAACTGAGCACGAACCTGCTTGTTCTTGCCAAGCAACTTGATTGTGTAATCATCAAGATAACAAGTAGTGATGGTGTTTTGGTCGTCCATCGCCTTGTCGTAAACCAATTGAATGTCATCAAGTGGGGTTGCATCCTCTGCGTCCCAAGCCTTAGCACCGTGACCGAACTTGTTCTTCTCGGCAAAACCTACGTCAATTCGAATACCTGTACCACCGGAACGGGTTGCCAAAGCTACACCTGTTGACAACTCACTGAGGAACATATCTTCAATACGCTCGTAAACCGCCTGAATACAACGAGGAAGGTCTGCAAACAAGTTACGCAAAATCTGTGGCTGAGGCAAACGTTGCGCAATCATGTTATCCAAATCCTTAAGCTGCTTCTCTGACATGTAAAGCTTCATACCAACCTTTGGGATTTGACCCTCAGCGGTTGAAACCTTGTCACGGCTCTTCAATGGAAGTTCCGCATCCATTGATACAACATCAGCAGCAACTCGTGTGTATTCCGCAGTAATTGATGCCCAGCGTCCGTCCTGACTATATGTGTTAGTCAAGTGGTCTCGGTACATATAGGTCAATGCAGTCTGATTCTTGCCGTTCAACTTCTCTACTACACTTGCAACAAGTTGTGGGAAGTATTTATTGACCAACTGAAAATAAAGTGATTTTTCCATCTGTTATCCTCCTTCTTTTAGTCTTTGTCCATGGTTGAATCAGACTCATCAAACTTGTTTGCATCCTCATCGCTAACCAAAGCAATCTTTGGCATAGCTGTAAGGAACGCATCCGGAAAGTCTGCACCATTTGCAGCCTTAGCTGCTACCTTGTTAACTTGTCCAGCAGTCATAATTGCCGCTGGCTCACCGTTCAGAATGGAACGATAGAGAACACCCGCATACTTGTAATGCTCCAATGGGTCACTGGCAGTACCCAAAGCCTTATAATTGTCTGTTTCAATAGGCAATGGCTTGTAAGTTCCCTTACCATCTGTCACGATAACACGACCTGCGTAAAGAACTTCATCTTTTACGCCTGTCCAATCCAAAGCACGACCGCCCTTGATGTCGCCTTCCCATTTCTGGATAATGACGGAATCCTCACCAAAGACAATTTGCTTTTTTGTAGTCTTCAATTCCTGATTCATGTTTTTCAATTTTTAAAGTGACTGAACTAATGATGCGGCTACATTGTCAACGTCCTCCTTTGTTGGCTCGCCCTCGCTAGCACGATAGCTGCCCCCGAATTGTGGTTGTTGCAACGCCTTGTAGTTGTTCGCTACCTTGGAGAGGTATGTTTCGATAGCTTCATCTGTAGCATCATCGCTCAAGGTGAAACCCTCGTTGATACGACTTTCGGGAATGCCCAACTCCTTAGCCTTTGATAAAATCTTCGCATCGTGGTCTGCCTTTGCCTTTGCCTTCGCAGCAGCCTCTTCCTTAGCCTTAGCCTCCTCAGCTTGCTTTTGGATAGTTTCTTGCAATTCCTTAATGGTCTTGCTTTGCGCCTCCATCTGTTCGTTGTAAGTCTTGGCTTGGTCTGTGTTCTTCTGAGTCAAGGTCTCAACGAGTTTCTTGAACTCTTCACGTTCCTTGGTTCTTGCTTCATCTGAAGCTTTCTTCTCTGCTGCTTGCTCTTCAAAGTATTTTTTGAGATAATCCGGCATTTCGTTTTTCTTTGCCAATTCCTCCAAGCGTTTCTTTTCGGCTTCTTCAGCGGCTTTCTTGGCTTCTTCGTCAGCTTTCTTCTTGGCTTCTTCTTCAGCAGCCTTGCGTTCAGCATCTTCTTTAGCCTTCTGTGCCTCCTCGAACTTTTTCTTGGCATCGGTAACTCTGCGGTCATTGTCCTTTTGCAAGGACTCCAAAAAACTCTTTTGACTAGCAACCACTGTCTCGATGTTGTCATCAGTAACAAGCCCCATCTTATCAAGCATTTCGGCATGTGCCTGAAGAACTTCATCACCTAACCCAAGAGACTTATACTCTTGTTTTAGTAACTGGAAAATTTTATCTTTCATTCTTTCGATATATTTGTTAAAACTAGTGCAAAGATAATACGAAAAGAATAATAAATGCACTAAACCATTTGCAAGTATCTCACTTTTAAGCAAAAGTGAGTAATAACGGCATTTCTAAGCGATTTAAGGCTATTTCATCACATAAACGAATAATTAATAGCTACGCAAAATAGAACTCCTTATATAACAAAAAAACGCCAAATATCCTCACGGACATCTGACGCTTGTCGAATAAAAAGAACCTAAACATTAATCTTCTAAAAGTTTATTACATTTCTCATATAACCCAAATGATTCAAATTAGAATAGAACCGTCCATCACGCTCTATGAATTTACCGGACTTCACAATCTCACCATTATGCAACATTGCAAACTTAGAACCATGAGCTGTCCATTTGTTCATTTCTTTCATATGTTCATCAGAACCCCAACCATATTTCTTGATAGTAGGATAAATGAAACGTTCAAAACAAATTTGACTATCTGTTTTATCATGCTCGGAGCAAATCGGGAGCACTCCATTATGTGCGAACCAATAACCTGCCTTGTAGAATGGATGGCAATTCTTGACACAGACAGAACCATGAGTAGCAAATCTGAAATGTATGATTACATTCTCATTTATATCTCGCTTCATCAATCTACGGATAAATGTAGAGAAATGCAAACTCTTGTAATGGTCAGACTCGCTCACAAAACCGCAACCATCTGGATTTCTCATATACGCAGCCTTTAGCTCATCTACAGATGGCAAAGCAACACCTTTCGGACATACAATAATAACACACATATCTTTACCCTTTCTTTTTCTTAATAATACTTTGATTTCTTTGTGTCCTAGGGCTTTTACCCTAGGACTACATTAATTAATCGTTATTGGTTGCAAATGCATCCTTACGACTCTGGAAGAAAGCCTTCTCTTCTTTATTCAAGAAAGGTATATCTTCGATATTCATAACCTCACTAGTGAAGACATTGTTGCGAGACCAACCGACAAGCTTTGCGCAGAACTTAACCCACATTTCAATCTTTTTGTAATTGGTTGAACCTTGATGCTGGCGAAACTCGATAGTCTTGTGACGTGCAAAACTCTCTGCATTGACCTTGTAATATCTGTCTCCATGAAATACATTACGTCTAATATCGTAATTGCCACGGCAATTAGAGAAATCTTTGTCAAGCAAGCTGGCTGCCCAACGGCAATTGCCTCTTCTTGAAGGAGCCATGAAGCTATCAATCAATCTTTCAAGCTTCTGATAATTCTTGAAGACGTTAACATATTGCTCACCTGTCAACTTTGCTGCACCGATATGAACGTGAAGACCACAAGTAGAATTTACTCTTGCACCTACGGCATCCAAAGACTTGATAGCCTTCTTTAAGGTTTCCATACCATTTATATTGCCATTCAATACCGGACTTACAACCTCGTTAGGGTCAACATCACCACCAACTGAAGAATCACTAACAATCTTGAAATAACTCATGTTGTCGGTGTGGTTATAGCCCTCAGAATGAATATCAACACCATTCTGACGACCTGCCTCTATCAAGGCATTGCGCTCGGCATGAACACATTCTATCTCAACACCGAATGTATAAACGAATCTCGTTGAAGTTGAACCACTTGGCACACAAACCTTCAACATATCGGAGATTTCTTTCTCACGAAGACCGCAAGCCTTCAATGCAACAATCTTTTCGTTGCGAGGCATCTTTGACTTCTTGATTTCGTCAATAGTCTCGATTAATGACTTCTTTGAACTTGCGAATGAAAAACCAGTCTGCTTAGACATAATCAATTGTGCTAGTTGTTTCGGGTCTTACCCCTTGGTGTCGCTCTCACCTTATTGAGTGAAACTTGTCACTCGGCAAATCAACCAACTTATCTTGATTGACGATGCAAAGATACGAATAAGTTTTGAAACATGCAAGTTTTTTAATGTTTTTCTTTCGTATTTTAACCTTTCATAACTGATACATGAGTCTTGTTAACATTCCTGTTTTTATTTTACCTTATTATATATAAAAAAGGCTTCGATGTTCACACACCAAAGCCTAAAAAACTTTACTAACTAATTACCAATTTTTATCGACTATCTTTTTAAATCATCACCAATTTCTTCTTCTACTCCCAAATCTGGTAGTCTATCATACGCTTTTTGGTCATCACCTCCTTCAGACTTGACACCTAGCAGGTAACCATTCCGAAAAGCATAATATACCAGCTTTTCCATATCTTTAGCCGTTGCGTTATCTGTCAAATGTAGCGTGGCGTACAATCCCATCAAGAACTTCCGTACATCTTTTGGATATACCTTGTTGTTCTTTTCTAAAGCGACTGCCATTCTTAACGGACTTTTCATATTCTTCAATTTTTCGTTAAACCCTCTAATGAATCACAAAAAAGAGGCCATTCCGCTTGCTTCCCTAGTCCATAAGCTTATTCACAACTTTATTCACTCCATCTGTTTCCTACGTTACCCGTTGACAGATGTCCGAGATTCCAACAGAACAAACTTCACGGCTCTCTTCTTGTGTTTCATTGTGCCAACGGAAGGATTCGAACCTTCGACCCTAGGATTAAAAATCCTATGCTCTGCCACTGAGCTACGAAAGCGTAAAGGAATGATTGGATTTGCACCAACGCCCCCTTAGTTACCAAGCCAAGTGCTCTACTACTGAGCTACATTCCTCGTATTATGACAAAAGTTCTCGTGGTGCAAGAGAGATTCGAACTCACCGAACCCACAATGGGAATAGATTTACAATCTACCTTCTTTAACCGCTTGAATATCGCACCTTTTGTGGAACATATACCAATTCCACCTTGTTGCCCCAAGCGGATTCGAACCACTAATGACAGAACCAAAAACTGTAGTGTTGCCATTACACCATAGGGCAATTTTGTATGTACTGCATAAAGGATTCGAACCTTTGAATACCAGCGTGAAAAGCTGGCGACTTAACCACTTGTCTAATGCAGCAACTAGGGTCTCTCACCCTAATAAGAGTTGCTTGTTATAGTCTAGCTGGACTGGGTAATGTGGAAACCATGCCGTAAACTCCTAAGTCTTGACTTATGGTAGAAGCGACCTCTCAGAAGGCCATCTGTTTCAAACACGATGCAAAGATAAGCATTTTTTCTTATACTTGCAAGTGTTTTAGTGTTTATTTATATTCTTTTGATGAATTTTACATCACTTACCCTTGTAGAGAATGCCACAAAGAGTTTCTACAAGTTTCTTTGCGTCATCACCTTTGATTTCGATAACATTTGAAATTCCATCAGGAGCATCATCGCCTTTCTGTTCCTTATCCAAACGCTTACGGAGAGCCAAATCTGGATTCTCAACCAAGATAGAGTCTAAAGCATAATTGCAAATGCGGCTTGCAAGTTCCTCGTTACCATTCGCATCACGCACAAACTCATTCTTGCCTTCAAGAATATCCATAATCTCGTTGTACTCTTCAGCATTCTCACAATTACGTGAAAGCATACCAATTACCTTGTAGCGGTCAATCTCAAAGCTGACCTTTAATTTGTCTTTATTCATTCTTTCTATCTTTTAAATAATTAAACATTATACCAAAAACCCCTTTCATAATAAAGTCCTCCCTTTACCTCATACCGGATAGCATCTGACTCTTTGCAAAGCTGACGGATTCGTATATACAAACGTTTGTCCAACTCTTCCTCAAACAAAAGAGACAATTCCTTCCAATTGTCAACAACAGGAGCAAACCAAGGATATTGCTTCTTTACAACTTGTAGCTCATCCAAGGTTACGTGTCCGTATTCTACCATATCATAGCATCTACGGAAGTCACGATTGTCTTTAGGAATATCCAAATCTTTCTTTCGTTTTACCCCCATCAATGCACTCCACATAGTCATTGAAGAGACACCTGTATCACAAGTGGCTATCCACTCTATCATTCTTTGCTTGTTCATCTTCTTTTATATTAATCACGCAAAGTCGCTTTATTAACTCTTCACATGCTTCTTTAGTTAAGATACATTTCTTGGAATCTTTAATGTCAGTAACCTTTTCACGAATAGCAGCATTCCTGTCGTACACTTCTTGTAGCTTTTTCTGAAACTCAATTACGTCTTCGTTGGTAAGTTTACCTTTCTTCTCAACAATCTTGTTTGTTATATTCTTATAAACACATTCGAGTTCAGTACATAAACGAGCTTCTAACTTCATCATTATTGCGTGTACAAAAGTATCATAAATTCTTTCCATCTTGTATTTCCTCCAAAAGTCTTTTGATTACCTCGTTATCTTTATTCTCAATGCGAGCCTTTAAGATACTCTTGAAAGCGGCATCCATTGCCTCGTATCTACTGGAATATTCCTTACCATCCGTATGACACAAGCCTTCCTCTACACACCATGATGTAGTTTGCCAACAGAACTTACCTTTCGAAATGTTTGCAACACAAATGTAGTAACCGAAATGCTCTAAAAGCCAATCTAACACCATATCATAGCTTGGAGCGGATATTGCCGGATGCTTACTATTCAACTTTAAGGCAGCAGAAAACTCAATATTGGATTTCTCCCACTCGGAATTTGAATAAGCGATATAACTGCCGTAATGCTCATTATATTTTCCACCCTTACGAATGCCACCCTTTGCTGTCCAAGGACTAGCATAAGCCCAAAATTCGGCTATCTTCTCATCGTAGCCAACCTCCTTCAGAAGCTTGGCTATCTCAAAAGGAACTACCTTTGGTTTTATCGTCTGCTTATTTGCCATTTTCCACCCTTTTTAAACTGAACCCGAATCAGACTTATCTAATTCATCAATTGCCTGTCTAAGCAAAGGAAGAACCTTATTCAAGTCTTCGAAATCCGGTACGACTTCATTCACTCGCAAGATTGCTAGACCTAGCAAACTCTTAATCTTTCTTCTGTCCATTGATCTCGGCTTGTTTCTCTAAGTCTTTTAAATCTACCTTCTCAAATCGAGGAACTAGCTTACCATCTACCTCAACATTACCAAAGAACATTTCCTTTGGTCGCACCCAAACTTCATGCTGTCCGCACACTGCTTGATACGCAACCTTTACCTCAGAAGTCTCGCTATCAGTAACCTCACCAAGGTACTCATAGAAATTGCCCTTATAGTGTCGGTAAATCGGCTTACTGAATCCACCATGCAGCCAATCGGCTTTGCCGTTGATTTTCACGTACTCCCTTACCGCATCGCACTTACAGGACTTACTCAGTTCTTCTACCCAATCAAAGAAAGCTTGTTTGTCCTTGATCTCTTCACTTGATACCATAAAGAGATAAGTGCAAAGAAGCATCTTACCTGCATCGGTATCATATTTCTTGTTCACCTCTTCAGCTAATTGCATCATAGGTGTATCTAAACGATAATTCCAACTCATAATCTATCCTTTCTTACTTTTAAGATTTGCCAAATCCTCTTTCAAACGTAGATGGAAATTATCTTCTCCATCATCACCAGAAAGAAGCCAGTCTATTCTTTGGGCATAAACCTGAGCCTTCTTCAGAAGCTCAATACCCTTCTTGAATTCCTTGATAGTCTCTTTAGATAAGCCATATCTGTTAGGCATCGTATGATGATGCTTTCTAACATACTTGTCTTCTTCCTCCTCTAGCCATCGGTCTTCGAGAAAGCATCTTTCATCTTCCTCATCCAATGGATGACCATCAACATAATCTTCTATCTTTGTGTATATGTCAGCAATCCTATACTGAGCATAATCAAAACGTCCACCACTCATAGTCTTTCAACTTCAAAAATTTGAACTTACTTCAACGCACTCAACCTTGCTTCTAGCTGTTGAATGATATTGTCTATTGTCTTTCCCCTATAGTCAATAGCAATGTCCTCCAAGACTTCAATCTGAGCTGCAATTTTAATTCTATCTCTTACTACTGTCATAATCAATCTTGTTTATCATGATGCGGTGCTTGCAAAGTTGTAATGAACAACATAAACATAACCGCCATACATTTTTCCAATAGTTACTTCAACGTAATCAAAGATGATGTCGCCATCCATCTTGTAAGAAACCAAAGGCCCAGTAGGAAATGCGTTGTGCTCTGTATAGTAACGATACACTTCTTGTGATAGTAACTGCTTGAATACATCAACCTCACCATCCTTTGAAAAAACACCTTTAAACTCATCTTCGTTGTCGATTGCAACAACTACTCCAAGTTCTTTTCTTACACATACACCTTCGTTTGTACCACTTTGCTCATTATACAAGACTGGTAATGTGTAAACACCTCTCGATTCTTCCATATGCTTATTCTTAATTTGTATTTTATTTTATCCTTCCACTTTCTTGCATTGAGCTAAATCTATTGCATACGCCCAACGCTTAGGGACAAAAGACATCGTAGGCTCAAATCTATCTGTACGTTCAACACATACATCTTGCGTCCGGTAAATCAATCCGTCAGAGCCTTTCACCTGCAACTCAACTAAAATAGTATGGTCTAGCATCGGGCACTTATCAATATCATGCCAGACTTCACCACCTTCAAGGAAGGTAGGCTTTATATGGTTCATCTTTGCCACAAAGTACTTCATGTAAAATGTTTGACTTATATTCGTTAGTTATGGTCTCGCAGCTGCCAAAGCACCACAAATCCTTGGATTGCTCCTTGTGTAACCTTGATGACTTTATATAATAGCCATTGTTGACATCATAATGCTTACGTACCATGATATTGTCGTTTACCACTCCGACCTCATCATCCGTAATTACATAGAACATTCGACCATCACTAAACGCTTTCAAGCCTTTGTACACTCCATTAGAGACAACCATCTTTTCATAGCCATTCGTCTCCCAGTTGGCATAATCCCAGATGGTTTCCAAATCATCATCATTCAGAAGATTATTGTCAATAATAACCTTGCCGATAACCTTGAATTTGCCACCTTGCATCATTGCCTCAACTACAAATTCATCCGCAGCGTTGAAATCACTAATCTCTATGGGTCTCATAATACTTGTGTTTAATGTTCTCGTAAACCACCCTCTTTGCAGCCTTTGCTCTTCTGTTATTATCAGAAAAAACATCATCATACAAAGACATATCTTCACTCTCAAAAGCCACATGCTCACCTTTGTAGCAAGCATCAAAGCGGCATCCTTTTTCGGACTTAGCCGCAGTAAACTTTATCTTACCAAACTTAATCTGCATAAGCCCTATCCTAGAAAAAATATTAATGATACTATTTCAAGAGCAAACAAAAATGCTAATGCATTCTCAATTGTGAATACCTTTTTCATTGTTTCAATACAGTTTTACGTGTGTCTCACGCTCTAATTTATATTGTAAGGGGATTTATATCCCCTTTATTGTTCTTACTTTAAAACTCGATAAGTTTCGTAGAAATCGTGAAAACTCTTCAAGTAGCCTTTCTCTGTCAAAGAGTTTAAGATTTCTTTCAACTCATCCTTGGTATTATCCAAATCGAAATCATACAACTCAGCAAATGTAAAGTACTTGTTACCCCCAATTACATCAGCCATCACTTCGATATTGCCATAAACCATTGTTTCTTTCTTACTCAATCTAGTATTCATAACGAATCACAGTTTTTAAGGTGTGTCTCACCTTTTTAAAATTAGTAACCTTGTTTCTTAATTACAATGCAAAGATACAAAGAATATTTGAAATGTGCAAATTATTTAATGTATTTCTTTTATCTTTTAACGCTTATTATACGCTTAGATACAAAATTAACTTTCTGTAGCAGAAAAAGCCAAAGAATCCACCATTTCGTTATACATATTACCTCTATGAGCCTTAACCCAATGGTATCTTATCACCTTGCCTTTCGCTACCTTATTATATATAGGCTGTAAGTCTCCTAACTTGCAAGCCTGTATTCTCTCTATAGCCACTTGGCAATCCACATATACATCAACAGAACACAAAGGAGGGCAATCACCCAATGCTTGAATGACCGCCCTTATTTCGGCTCTCACCGAATCGTTCACTTTAGCTGTGACAAAAGTATATTTCCCACTTTTGATAATAACTCCCTTATGAAGCACAAGCCAGCCACAACCACACTTTTCTTTCTTACTAGAACCATCGGCATACACCTCGTAGCGCACACCTTTAGCCTCATCAGCAATCATCTGAGCAACAACCTCCAAAGAATCATTGCTCATCACCTTGGCTATTTGCTTGGCTTTCTTCTTCATAAACGATTAAATCAAACCTCGTTCCTTGAACTCATTCATCAATGGTGTTGCCAAGACTTCAATATCTGGATGAGGCTTTCCGGTCGTACCAAGACTTCTCAGCTCGAAGAAATGCTTCCAATCGCTCACAAATGCGGTATGAATCAACTCCGTGTTGGTATCAAGAGGAAGTATTGTTCTCGCATCCTGTGGCTTAAGACCATCATCCTTGACCAAAGACAAATACATCATTTCGCATACTCTATTAGCAAACCACCATTTTTCTACCGGACTCCAATGTTCATAACTACCGATGTTCTTTGATAGGTCAACAAATGTTCCACCATCAAAAGACAATGGATTAACCGCATCATTTTCGCTAACCCACTTTGGCTTGTTGATAGCAATCTCGCCTCCGAACTTATCTTTACTATAGTTGCAATATCGGGTGCTTTGTTCCGCTACGGAATCTACACGATGTCTGTTAGCCTCTCTACTTACCGCAATCTGAGTAGTAAAACGGACTGTTATTCGCTTCTCATGCCATTCCGTAGGCTCGCAAATATAGTCCAAATCCTCAAACCAGTTATTTTCAACTATCACTCTGTAGTTGGTTGTGATATAGTAGTCACTGCCAATCTGCATCACCTTTGAATATTTGTTCTCACGATAGTGCTTGACCAATAAAGACTCCGGTACAAAAAATCCTTCTTCATAGGCAACATGGAGGTAAATCGTTCCATGCTCACACATGGCAAGATGATTACTGCTTACCATACGCTCAACGAAAGGCTTTGCGCTGTCTTTATCAATCTTCATACTTGACGCATAACATGTACGACCGCACAACTCTATCTGTTTATAAACTCCATCCATGCCCTCACCTTGGGATAGGATTTCATATCTCGGTTCTAATATCTTCATGTCCTTATAAGTTTTGAAATTCGACCACAAAGATAACTATTATTTTCCACTCTACCAAAAATTAGCACTCAGTTTAACAACACTTATCTATATTGTGAAAAACAAAAACTTTCACCCCCCAAAAAGAGGAGAGTGCATCACGCATTCCCCTCTTACTTTAATATGGCACAAATTAAGTTTACAATCTACTCATCTTATCTTTCAATTCGTGTATATCATTGAATGCTTGCAACATAGGCTTATGCCAACGCTCTTGTCGCTCATCAATCGACTGCAAGTACATTAAGCTTTGTGCAAGGATAGTCCTACCCTCATCAACAGCTAACCAAATGTTACCTACATTACCCATAATAGTATTCACGCTAGCTGTTAGTAAGCTACCCTCTGCGCCACCATCACGAGCCGCAATAGCATCCAACTTGGTATTTATGAGCTTTGTTTCCTCATACGTTCCCTCTGTTGCAATTTGTACCGCAGTGAAACGACCATTCAACTCTTCTCCAGTATCTTGGCTCATTGATTCAAAAGAACCGGAAGAAGCAGACTGCTCGTAAGATTGCTTGTAGCCCGTTATTTCGGCTACTTCATCTCTAATCTTCAGTCCTTCTTGAACCATTTCATCATACTTTCCCTTCAAGGCAGTTATATCTGTCTTTGACAATTTACCACCATTTGCCTCAGCTCGTTCCGCCCATTCGTCATAGAATGCTTGCATATCATTTCCCAACAAATCATCCACCTTAGCTTTCAGAACGGCTTGCATAAGCATCTTGGAGAAATTATCAGAGAAGTCTTGAGCAGAGGAATTCATATCCATCAAAGTATCTATAAACTCGCTCTTCAAACTATCAAAAGATATTTGCGTCAAGCTTTCTGCAAGGTCATCAGCAATTTCCTCTAATGTTCCAGCCTCAGCCGCATAGTCTTTCAACTTTTCAAGAACTCTACCTCCATAGCCACCCTTACCTGTATTCTTGATAGCCTCAACCATATCTGGATTCTGCAAAATGGCAGCTGCTTCATCAGCAGATTGCAAGTCGTTAAGATTACCATTCCATTGTCTGCCTATTGCATCGGACACCTTTTTGATTTGCTCTTGCGAAAATCCTCGGAAATAAGCGTTAAAACTGTGATGAGAGCCATGATAACCCATTTGCGCCTCCATGATACTCTTTAAATTTTCTTCTTTCTCCTTTTGGAGGTTTTCGGCTTTTTTAGCATCCTCTACGGCTTTAATACCACTATTCTTGTCTATAGAGTCTCGTAACTTGTCTATAGCATCCGTCAAGATTTCATTTCTATCCGTCAATTTATCTATAGTCCGGTTTACTTCTTTTGCGTTTCCACTAACTCCAAACAAACTATTGAAGCCACCAAACGATATTGTATTGAGAATATTGCCAATACCGCTTACCAAAGACCCTCCTATCTGTGTGATAAAATCACCACTTAGGATATTCTTCAATATACCATTGACCGCATTCAGAACTGTATCAATCAAGCTGCTAATCAATGTTCCGATACCATCCTTCAAAACATCAAGTATCTTCAAAATGGCAGCAACAATTTGGCCTATAAGTCCGGCTTTTGACAATCCTTCACTTAGTGCATCGCCAGCTTTCTTGCCAGCGGCTGCGGCTGCGTCTGCGGCTGCCTTACCCATATCTTTCAAACCATCAGCCGCATTCTTAGCCTCGTCCAAAGCTTTCAATCCATCAATTCCACCTTTAAGCTGATCAAAGCTATCCCAAAGAGATGCTAAATCAGATAGTCCAGAAGTAGAAAGGAACTCATGGATAGCAGAAATCGGTTGTGTCACATTCTGTGTCGTTTGAGCCAACTTCTGACCACTAGTACGAACTTTTGTGTTAGCCGTAACAATCTTCTTTCCGGACTCCGCTAACTGACCTTGAACTTTATTCAATTCTTCTTGTAGCCTTGTTTGCTCTACAACATTGCCCGACTTCTTTGCATTCTCAATCTGTTCTTGCAAAACCTTAATACGAGGTATAAGCAAAGTTTCCGTTTTCGTGTATTCCTCTTGTGCAATTTTCGCATTCTTCAGAGCATCCTGATAAGCTACAACATCCCTTGCAAGGTCTTTCCAACCTAAATCACTTGTATTGCCAATCGAATTACGGATATTCTGCATAGCATCAACGATACTCTTCTGCTGGTCTGCACCCAAATTTTGGAACTTATCCGTACCTACGAACTTATCCAGATCTGCCAATAAAGGAACAAGCGCATCCTTCATAATGCCACCAACATTTCCGAAGACTTGATACCAGTCTATTTTCTGCATAATAGCACTAGCCTCTACCGAATCCGTCTCTTTCTTCTGCTCTTCTTTCAAAGACTTTATCTTCCATTGCTTGCTTGAGTCCGAATCCGTAGAGTTTTCAACCTCGCTAATCCTCTTAGCATAATCGGCAGCAATAGCTAACTTCTGCTCCTGGAATGTACCATAAGTCTTCAGATAATCGTACATGCTTTGCGCTTCTTTAGCAAGCACATCCTCATTCTGCTTTACCGCCTTATCCCGAATTGCATTCATCTGATTAGCAACGCTCATGCCTATGGTCATCTCCATGCCATTTACCTTAACCGGATTACCCTTGCTATCCTTCATGGTTTCATTCAAAACCTCATTCTTATACTCTTCATCGGTTTTGCTCTGTTTCCACATATTAGCCTTACGACCCTTGCCAGAATTAACCCAAACAGCTTGGTCACGTTTTTTCCTAGCCTCAACCAATTTGTCTATACCATCTTCTACCGCCTTTCTCTCCTTGTCGGCATTCTCCGTTATCTGAGCCAATTCCTTGCTATAACCCTCATTCATCGCATTGATGCGGTTCTTGGTCATGTCTTGGATAGCTTTCTCCGAATAGGATGAAATAGACTTGGAATAGTCCTCCTCAGCCTTCTTGCGTTCATACGCTCTTGCTTGTGGGTCATCCGTTGTACCTGTTTTCTTTGGAGTAGTATGGGTTGTATTTGATTTTGTTGTTGTACTACTCTTTGGTGTACGTGATTGAATTATAGATTTCGCCATTGCGACATCCGTTTGGTTTTCCGTTCTTGACCTAAACTTACCTCCTGAACGTGTTACCAACTTATGCCCAGTTTTCTTTTCGTGATTTTCCTGTTGTAAAATATCCGCCTCTCTCCTTGAAATTAAATTTCGCAACTCCTTCGTTGTCATAGATTTCATCCAATTTGGAATTTCCGAATCATCATAATGAATTTTTAAATTCAACCCATATTCTTTATTCCATAAATTGATAAGATTATCAGTTTGCTCTACCAATTCTTGGATTGATTGCTTGTTCTTGTTAACTATCCAACGAGCCTTTGCTTGGGAGTTATTCCAATCAACAGTTGCTGTGCTTCCTTTATATATTGCGTCCTCTGCCTTTTTGTAACTTTCATTCAAAGAGTTTATACTATCTATATGCTTTAATATCGAACTTCGCAAACTTGCCATCACGAAACTATTGTACCCCATCTTCTTACCCCATTCCTCAAAAGGAACTAACAAGTTGCGAAGAGCAGCATCGTATTCTTGTGCAGCATTAGCATATTCCAATGTTCCTTTCTTTGCGGAATCCATTTTCTGCCTTAAAGAGTCTATCTTAGTCAACACATCATCAGAAACAAGGGAATTAAACATCATCTGTACAGCTGATATGTCTTCTTTATCAATATGTTGTCCGAAATCAAGCCAACTACCACCTAGTGAATCAGAAAAATCCTTATCTAGGTTTTTCCTTGCTTCCTCATATTGAGAAGATATAGACATCAAAGCGTTAGCTTTTTCTCGTTCAGCATTTTCTAATTGTAAAGAAGCAATAAAAGCGTCATGCTTATTTTTCAACGTTTCCAAATTATCCTTTTCATTGTCGCATTTTATTCCATATTGTTCATATACCTCAATAAGTTCATCTTTTGCTTTTTTATGCGCATCAGTACTTTCATTTGTATTCCTTAACACATTCATCAATGTTTCAACCTTTTTACTGGTCAAACTTGTTGTTTCCCCAAAATGTGTTGTATCTGCCGATATTTCTTCAGTCTCGTCTCCAAACATAGAAAATACGGAATACAAAGTTGTTCCCAGTGTTATCAATGCACCTATTGGATTAGCAGCCATTGCCGCCCATAAACTCTTTAAGGCATTTCCACTACTTCTTACCGCACTAGAAAAAAGATTAACTACCGTAGTCGTATATTTTGTACCTGCTGCATAAAGCGCATTTTTGATAGTGGCTGTTGTGGTCGCCAATATCCCAGCTTTCTTTGCAGTGGTATTAGAAGTTTGAGAAATGGTATTTATATTATTTTGTATCGTAGACTGTTGCTTACTCAAATTCTCCTTTGTTTGAGCAATCGTCTTACGTTCGCTTTCAATGGTCGAAATCTTTGTTTGAGCAGCATTCACTTGTTTTGTTGCCGTTTCCAAACGTTCTTTTGCTTCTAGCGCATTCACGGCATTACCCTCTGCATCAAAAGCCAAGTTTGCGCCACCAGCAGTTTCCTCAACCAATTTTTGAGCCTCAGCAAAGGCATCTTGGGCATCTTGTAAATCATTCAAAGCTGATGTATATTGTCTAGCCAACTCTACATCCCTATCATCAAGATTTGATATTTTCTCCGTAGTAGTCTTCAAATCATCTTTAAAAGACTCTATTTTTTGTTGACGAAGTTCCTCTGTCTTTCTTTTTTCTTCATCAAGTTCTATCTGGCTTTGTGCTGTTGCTTGTTGTTGAGCTTGTAAGAGTTCACGTTTCATCTCTAACTGGGAACGCATTTCTGCCGTAATAACACCCTCTTGTTCAGCAGCATCTAATCTTGCCTTTACAAAATCATCGGACACAGCGGTATCTCCAACAACACTTGCCAAGTCTTGTTGTTTATTTACTCGCTCTTGCTTTTTATCCTTACCCAACGACTTATAGTTTGATTTCTCAAGGTCTTGCAAACGCTTAATTTCAGCATCAATTCCCTTCATCATATCATCGGCTTGCTGAGCCTCTTCTGCCTTACGGATAGAAGCAGCCGCCATTAATGATGCACGATAACTGCCAACGGCAACGACCGCAACTCCAATTACTTTAATGACTTCTTGCCAATTCTCTACCATAGCAGAAATAATTGACAATCCACTAGAGAACACGCCCTCGGATTTTTTGCCGATTTCGTTAAACGCTTGCTGGATGGAATCGCCAATGTTACTCCACTGACCCTCCAATGTCTTTGATTGTTGCTCCATCAAGCCTCCGAAACGACCGCCAGCTTGCGTCATATTAGCGATAGCCTCCTTGAAGATGTCTGATGTGACTTTTCCCTTAGAAACAGACTCTTGAACCTCAGTTGTGTTTTGGTGTAAGATTTTACCCAATTCTTCTGCTAATGGAACACCTCTACCCATGAACTGACGCAAATCCATTGTAAACATTCTTCCTTGCGAAACGGTCGTTCCGTAAAGATAAACAAGTTCTCCAAGCGGAATGTTCAAGCCCGAAGCAATGTCACCTAGCTGAACAAGAGTTTTATTAACATCTTTCGCTTCCGTTCCGTATGCCAAAAGTTGTTTTGCTCCGCTCGTAATACTGGACATGTCAAAAGGCGTATGAGCTGCCGTTTGGATAAGTTCATCCATCAATTGTTTAGACTTATCCGCACTACCAAGCATGGTATTGAAAGATATTTCAAGTTGTTGGAATTGAGAACGAGTATTAAAGATACTACCTGCCAGTTGCTCAAATCCTAAACCACCAAGTAATGTTGCCGAAAGCATGTGAGCATCACCCGTTACCCTTTGGAACAAGCTAGACATGCCCTCTCCGGCAGTTGGAGCGGACTTCATACGTTCTATCATTTGGCTCATGCTATCGGTCAACATATTTGTTGCCTCTTTTGCCGGATTTGCTGAACCTGCATACAAAACATACTCATTCCGCATATTCTCCAAGGTCTGACGAGCACCGACAGCACCCCCTTCTAAGTTCTTCAACTGAGCTGTTTGACCTGCCAAAGAGCCTTTCAAATAGTCAATATTCTTCTGTAAAGAATCTATGGATGACTTATCCGTTGTAACTCCTAGAGTTAATCTCTTGTTCGTGATTTGCTGTTGGATTTTCTCTATTCGGTCTTTGGTAGCTTGCATTTGAAGTTCATAGCTATAAACTTCCCTTGCGGCTGCTTGCATCTTCTTATTAAACTCGGAAGACATCACGTAAGCGGCTCTTGAAGCAGCTTGTGTCAAGTCCTTTAAGCGATTGCTAGCATCCGCATATTTTTCCGTCAAATCCGCAACAATAGCTGGGTCGGTTGACTTATTGGTCTTCAACAACTCAGCCCTCAACTTTTCACACTCGGAACGAAGTTTCGTAACCTCCTCAAAATTTGCTTTAACATCGAATCTTAATTCTGCCATATTTTATAATTTTATTGGCAAAATTAGCTAATATTCAAAGGAATAACGAAAGAATTAATGTGTGCTATTTCACAAAAAATTTAAGTGCAAAGATTAAGGTTGGGTACAAAAAAGAGCCTTCCACATTCACATGCAGAAGGCTCTGAGTTCTTTATCTATTGCAACAATGAAGCCACACGCCTAAAAGGTAGCGGCTACCAAATCTTTTTTTATTTCATTCATGCAATGCGCCAAACGTTCATAAGTTTTCTCGCCAGCTTGCTTTATGCCTTTACTATACTGACGCATCAATGAAGGATTGACACCTGCTCGTTTTGCAATCTCTGACACATTGAGGAAAGAGAAATAATTAAAGAAAGATTGCAAGTCATACTTGTATTCAAATTCAACGTCAGGAAACACTTCTCCATTCTCTTTTGCATCCACTTTTGCCAACGCCAAACAATCCATTAAATCTTGCTTCGCAGCGGCAACAGTTTCTCCACAAGAGTTTAAACCAACCTTACCTATGCCATCTTCGGTATGACACCAAAAAGACCCATCCTTGGCTTGTTCTACAATAACTTTAATCTTCTTCATATATATATTCGTTTATCTTCTCAATAAAAAAGAGTCCTTTAAGCAATGAAGAGAGAAAGGTGGGGATTACTCCCCAACCAATTCTCTTAGAATACTATGAGCGGTGCCTGTGGCGACCTCTCTAGCGTGTCTTGGCACGAATTGAGACTTTCCCGTTTTAGGATTAGTCCATTTTTCATGTCCCGAACCTTGTCGAGACAGGAAGCATCCCGCTTCTCTCAGTCTCTTAATCAATTCGCTTTTCTTCATTGTTACAAGAACTCTTTTGTCCTTAAGACAATGCAAAGATATAACATATTTGTTATACAACCAAATTTTATGGTAACATTTTTGTTATATTAACCACAATTAACAAAAAGAGCCACCCCAAAGGATGGCTCTCCATACTGTACTATACTTTACTATACCATACTGCACTTTACCCTACTACACTAGACTTCACCGCACTCCACTACACTTCACACCACTTTTCTGTTGTACACTGCACTTCATTTAATGACTTCTAGCTTATAAAGCTATTGCCTTATGTATAAACGTAGCTACCAATATCGCTAATGTAGAGAATGCAATATGGAAGCTACAAAACCATTTCTGATTTCGTTTGCAAAGGTAAGCATAATTTCTGAAACACGCAAACTATTTAATGTATTTCTTTGTTCTTTTGAACTTTATTTTCTTTTAGAAACCTATTTTAAAGATTACGCTATATTAAAATAGAACCATCATTTTAAATAAATCCAATTTGTAGTGATGTTACTAAACGTATAACTTTGCTTTTTTGCCTTTTGCGGTTCTTTGTCAAAGTCTGCCGTAACAAACAAATGCGTTCCGTATAATTCCATATTCATTGCTTTTGTTCTCTCATCGCCCTTATCTTCTTCCAATGGAGAAACTTTAGCCAATTCGCTATCAAAAGCATAAAGTTTAAAGAATAAGTCTCCTTTCTGTTTAGAATATTGCACCAATGCGCCATAAGGCTTTTTCACAAGAACAATAGCATTATTCAACTCCCTGTATTCATTACTACAGGTTTCTACGATTTTTTGCTGTTCTTCATTAGCATTTACACGCATCTTTTCCAAATGTTTTCCTAATGAGACATATACGCTATCTAAAATCTTATATGCGCCATACTTATCATAGAAGGCATATCGAAAAGAAACGGCATCCTCGAAATCGGAGCAAGGAACGATTTCGTTCTTTGTGTTCATAGCCTTTTTATTCGTTATAGCCGAGTTCCAATTGATTATAAAATCCGTTACTACGAAATCCAAAGAATATATTAATCTGTTGCTATTGAAGCGATAATCAGACAACGCCTTCTTGTAATTAGCCATTTTTTCTGCCTTAACTTGGTTAGAATGATACACATAGCCACCAATGCCGCCACCTAGCACAACGATAGCTGCGATGATGGCAATAATCAATTTCTTCTTCATAACTTCAATATTTTACAATATGTTTATATTATTTCCTTATTTACCTCTTAGACCCACAAGCACTTTTGCGCTAATTTCCAACGACTTGTATTTTTATTACATAAGTATTGTTATTTTACTTTTCGGCTTCATTGTACTCATAATCCCAGAGGAATAACTTGCCTTTGACGTTTCTAATCGGCTCATCGAACAATTTAGCATTCTTCAAGAACCAATGATATTGGAAATCTTCAGCAAACGCATCCGGATAAGCCTCATGAAATTGAATATCATCCAATTCTACACTGCCGATAATGGCTGACGTTGGTAAGTCTTTGAAGTCCGGAATAACAATACCATGCTCTTGGCAATATTTCTTCATTGCGCTCTCCTGCCATCCGTCAAGTTTTTCGGGTTTGGCTTGGCTTGCATGAATAAGGAAACGACCACGGAACTTTCTATTCCAGGTTCTGTTTTCAATGGTCTTGCAGCCGATAGCGATTAACCAAGCATACGGCTGACGAATTGATAATACTTTCATAAGCTCATTGTTTTATTATTTGCATCCGCAAAGGTAACAAAAACCTTCGAGAAATACAAGGAAACTCTAATTTATTTTCATGTTTTCTAAAAATAATCTTGAAATAGCTTGCATCCTTAAGGCGGTAAGAGGTTAAATCCTCTTCCGTCTTTTCTTTCTAATTCTGTCCCAATCCGGTTTAAGCACATCCATCGTGCCGACCATCGCCTTGTACTTGTCGCCAAGTTCGCCCTCGTTCATAGATGAACGGAAAATATATTTTCCTCTAAGACCTTTATTCTCGGCTTCGCCCAATATCACATTCACATGACCTGCATCCATATTCTTATCTAATCAATTGTTAAACACCTTTTTTACTAAATATGCGAATGATGGAATCGCTATCAATGTAGTCACAACTTCCATCCGTATCAATTATTGTCACAATATGTTCCTCTTCGTTGTAGATAACATCATCTGTAGTAGTAAACTTCTTTATATGCTTACTAAAATTTACATGAGATACCTGCCCATTTACAAGTGTAATTGTCACAAGGCAACCACACTTCTTCGCAACTTCTATAACATTTTTGATAAAATCAATCTTCATAGCTTTATTATTTTAATTCTTGTTCTACGATGTCAAAATTGTCCCACGTTTCTCCTTCGCTGTCTGAGATATGGAAGAAAGAATCTGAGATATTGTATAGATAATCATCGCAATTTAAAACTCGCTTGTAATTCTCCAAAGTGTTCATCCCTTTGTGTCCTATCGCTTTTCTTGCCTTATCTATGGTAGAGAAGACTTCTGCATCAACCTCCACTGCTTCACCCAACCCATGTTGGTATGAAGAAATTACTACATATACTTTCATCGCTTAAACCTCCTTATTTATTATGCTACCTTAGATAACGTTTCTTTGTCAATCTCAATCCATTGGCAAGCATCCTTGCGGAAGAAGATGTCCGAATCGAACCGCTTGCCATCCACGATAATGTGACTACAATTGCATTCGAACTTATGGTTTCGGGTTAGTGGTATCAAAAGGTACGTATTACCCTCTTTCTTGTCGTACACAAGCGTCAAATCCGTGCCGACAACTTGTGATACCACCTTGCGTTCATCTGAGCTTAAAACGCCAATCTTGCCATCATGCTCAACGTAAAGAGCATCCATCAAATTCTTATCCATATCTCTTAAATGTTTAATGTTCAAAGTCCGGTGCAGTTTAGCGTGTGCCTCACGAAATCTATTACAAGTCACACTCGTATGAGTATTGCTTTTTCAGCTTGTTCAATGCGTTCTCGGTAACGTAGTAGATGTTATCGAAATATTCGCTTTTCTTGATGCTCCGGCTTTCCTTCAGCTCTACCTTGTGATTGAATGTCACTTCGTAGCGGTTTGCGATGCTTGTAATCAAGAAATCGACCTCACGCTTATGTCTGTCCAGATCGGTCTCTTTATACTCACCACGCTTGATAAATGCGTCCTTGTTCGTCTCTTCGATGGTTGCAACCATGTTGCCTTGCATCACGATAATCTTTGCGCTCATATCTAGTTTCTTTTTAAATCGTTAGAAATCTGTTATGCAACTCTCATAAGGTTTGCCTTCTTGAAGCAACGCCATTCTTCTTTCTCGGTATCGAAGTACACTTGACAAGTGTCATTCATCTTGCGACCTGCACCCTGTGTAGCTGGGATAACCTTCTCGCTCAATGTGCCGAATGCCTCACGCAAGCTGCCATCAACCTTCTGAAAGTAGAACTTCACGATGCGCTTCTTCATCTGACCCTTCAGCTTGATGTTCATCCAAGCAACCTTTAAAGCCTCGCTCATTGTATAGCCGTTCTTCTTGATGAACTGCCAAGCAAGCTTCATTACCTCACTCAATGTATTTCTTAATGTAGTAGCCATAATCACTATACCGTTTTACGAGTGCCGACTCGGCTGCATAGCAGCAATTAATAGTTAAACTTTAAAGCCTTTATCTCTTAAAGACATTGCAAAGATACAAAATAAAATCATACAAACCAAATTATTTGCAAGAAAGCGAATGATTTTAATCATCTTTTAACATAACTATGTATGTATGACCTTTTTCTTAACAGAACTTCACATTGTATGATTTAATTCAATCAATACAAGAGAAAAATTTGGTAGTTTCAAAAAACTTTCTTATCTTTGCAGTCGAAATTCAATCATACATTATTATATTATAAATATGGACGTTAAATCAATAATTAAAGAAAAGGGCTTTACTATCGAACAGGTAGCTAAAGAAATGGGTATATCAAGAGTTACTTTTACCCAAAACCTCAGCCGTAACCCTACGATGAGGACATTACAGCGTATTGCCGATGTATTAGGGTGTAAGGTTGGAGACTTCTTCAAAGACGAAATCGAGCCATCTAAGCCAACATTTGTTTGCCCTCATTGCGGCAAGCCTATCGAGCTGGAGATTAGGACAAAGGAGGGGAAATGATATTCCTCTCCCTTTACCTAGAAATTCAACGAAGGCATATTACCATTTCCGAAAAGCAGTCTGAATGTCTCCTTTCCCTTTGGTGTGATTAGTGTTCTTGTACCTACAACTTTGTCGTTTCCCCAGTCTTTCACCTTAAACAAGTCACCATTGTATTGCGAATATGGCTTAATGTGATTCTGTTTATCACGATAGACGTATTTCTTCTTAATCAAGGTTTTGATGAACAGATTCTGCTTCATACCAATCTCCTTTGCAGTATCTCGGAAGTTCGTAAGCAAGCCTTTGTCAACTAAGTTGTCAAAGTATTCTGCCTTTGGCTGCATTTCCTTGTTCTTTTCCTCAATGGCTTTCTTCTCTTCCTGCTCCATTATCCAACGCTTCGCTCTCTCAATTGGGTCTTCAATCTGATAAGAAGGTATGATGCCTTGTGCTACACAATGAAAGACCTTGCGGTACACTTCAAACACCGGACGAACCTTGCGAGCAACAAAATATTCCAAACAAGCGGAGGTGAGGTGATAGCTAACCTCTTTGTAACCACCTGTTGCAGTTTTGCCATTTTTGGCAATACTGATAAAATCCACATTCTCAATGAAGTTGGTCTTCAATGCACGCACTGCCTTTCCTTTCTCTGCATAGCAAAGTTGCCAAACTTCATCAAGATTTACCGGATATTCCTTTCTCTGCTTATCTAATTCCAAAACTCCACGAAAGTAACTCTCCAAATCAGATGAAGAACTTTCTTTTGTTAAAACAATCTTACTTTCCATTTGTTTCTTCTTTTCAGTTTTTAACGTGTGTCTCACGCTCTTAAACTTTGCTAATCTTTAAGTTTCTCAATTATATAGCCACGACCTGTATAGGTGCAAGACAAGCCGATATACACTAGCTGATGTAAAAGCCACAATTCTTCAGTGAACGGCAATCTATCACACTTCACAAACTCATCTTCATCCTCAAAATCAGATGCCTTTTCCAATATTTCTTCCTTTGTCATTATCTTTAAATTTGTGCCCGAAAGCTGTTAATCCGCATCTTTTATTTTTTGTAATGTGTCAAGTATCACGTTTGCAATCTCAAACCTACCGACATTTGGATTCTGTGGGACACTATAACACAAAGCTTTTAAAAGCTCAAAACATTGATTCTCATATAATATCATACGCTTACTTCTTTTGATTAAAATACTTTTCCAACTCTCGAAGGATGAACATCCCTCCTATCTTGAAAGACTGTTCTATCACTACTCGATGTTCCTTAAATTCGTTTTGGCTTCTCGAAAACCGAAACGCTTCATTCTCTAGCATAAGCACAAACTTATTAAATTCTGCATCGGTCATTTGCATTCACCTCCTTCCTTTGAGAATAAATCATCAATATAGAACCACCCGTCTATAGGCATATTCTCAACAAATCCTTTCCAAGACTTGAATTCTTTGACTTGAGCTAATGAATAATAGTTGCCTACACTATAGTGCAGCAATATCCATTCATCATATCCTTCTGGCTCCTTATTTGTTTGATGCCACAAGTTCTTCAAGAAATCATTGATAGCCCACTCAGCACCTTCCTTAAAGCCTTCTTCAATTAATAAGGCTTCTTCCTTATCACAATCCGTCACTTTGCTGTATCTTCTTGCGGCTCCTTCTATTTTCTTATCGTCTATCATAACTATTGTTGTATTAAAAAGGTAAATATGGACGTTCAAGAAAACTAAGTAAAACAGCATGTTCTTTATATGCGAAAGAATCTGTTCTTCCCATTCTCTCAAAGCGTTGCATTTGCCTTTTACAATGCTCTATAAGTTCCTTCTTAAAAGCTTCGTCCATATCTTAAACCTCCATATTTTTAGTTGTACCTATTAACTTTGCAGTCTCCTCATTGTAAGGAAGACAATATCCAAACCAAGCGTCTCCTGTACATATATATCCGTTAGGTGCTTTATAACTAAAGAAATCTATAGACCATCTATCTGCTTCGCTACATCTTACTACAACCTTATCAAAAGGTTTAAGCTCGACTTTTTTCTTCAAATCAACAATCATTTTCTTCTCAGCATCCCAAGCCTTGCCCTTCTTTGCAAGAGCATCAAATAACTGCTGCTTTTCTAAGTCTGTCGCTAAATGAACTGAATAATTGCGAGGTTTACTAAGATATTCATTCTCGCCTAAATTTACAAAACCATTTCTTGTTATATGCGCATGATAGTAAAAATTTTCATCATCTTCATTTCTATAAATAAATATAAAGCGATAATTATCAAATCTATCCATCATACAAACAATATCACCATCCTTGAACTCTGGCTGAGCCTTCTCAATATCCAAAGTTTCAAGGTTTAGTATGCCACCTAATTTTCTTTCAATCTCTCTGACATATCCATAGGCAATATTGTTATCTAACTTGTCAAACTTAGCTGTTTCTGCATTTGATACGTCTTCGTAACCATCCCTGCTATTAGAATAGCATCCGTTGAACTTTGTATAATCATCCGAAGCCCATTCTTTGAAAATGCACTGAAATCCACTACTATTGATAAGCAAATCGCCTTTCTTCCAAGCGAATTTGCGCCAGTCACGCATTTCTTTTGAAGGAAGGAGAATCTGTAAGCCGTCAAGCCATCCTTTCATAGTTCCTAATTTGGAAAAAGAAAAATAAATGGTGGTATTAATATCTTTTTGCTTTGTACACCATATAGCTGTTTCTTTATCCGTTGTACTGATTGTATCTAACTCTACATTTGTATTATATAACCAATTATACAACTTTGTTCCTTGCGGCTTATTCTTTAGAATTTCCGCTATATTAATCTTTTCTTCCATGTCTGTCTTTTTTATATTCATTTATTCTTCACTAAAATATTTCTTAACAAACGCTCGTTCGGTGAGCCATTTTCCAAACCCCACTCTAAAGTAACGCTTTGATTTACCTTTCACAAACCCATATTCATCACGAGGTGTATTTACACTTAGGTATATCTTAGGAACATGGTTCACCGATACGTATGCAGTTATATATTCATCCGAGAATGCCAAATGCTGAACTTCACGGAACTTTACACTTTTAAAGAACATTTCCTTCATAAGCCTTAGTCCTTATAGATTGCATCAAGAATGCTTCTGAAATTCGGATTATCAATAACGGCTTGGGCATCTTCTTTGTTCTTGAAGTAAATAGCTCCCTCGTTATAACTACTACAAGAAGTAATACCATATTCACGGGTTCGCATGATATTATACTTATGTTCATTAGAATTCCAATCCGGTTTCCAATCTCCATTATAACACTTAGCTATATCCATTAACTTATCCAATGCAACAATTTTCTCTACATTACTATTAGTAACATTAGCAACGACAGGGCTAAGGCCACGGTCTATTAAAGTAGATATAACATCCTCATAGCTGAAGGGTCTCTTCTTGAATGCTATAATGCCCACTTTCAAGTCACTTTTTTCAATGTCCACTTCCATTCCTTTAGGAATATCTATGATTAACTTATTATCTAGCATTTTCATTTTTCTTATGTTTCATTTCCAAAATATATTTTTTATTCACAACCAACTCAAAGAACTTATATTTAGCATGCATGTAGTTGCGACCTAAATCAACTCCACCAACAAATTCTTCTCTATACCAAAAGATTGCCGTATATCTTACAATATCATGCTCTTCCGGATGATTCACACGACCTTTCCACACATCTGTGCGAACCAAATCGCAATACCCATCAGGTAATTTTGCACGTATCATTCTTGTGCTCTCCGCATCAATATAGACGTTTTTGTATTCCAAATCAACGCCTGAAATTTCCTGATTAAGCTTTGCTACATCCATATCTTTTCAATCTTAAAACACTACGTTGAAGTTCTCTCGGTTTTAACGGATTTTTCTTCAACATTTTATTCGCTTCGTTTCGTATCTTGCGGCTTTTCCACTTCTTTGTAAGACGCATAGCCTTTAACAAACGATGGTCTCCGGCTAGCTTTCCAGCATCCTTCTTGCCACAATAATAGCCTTGCCTATAAGCCCAATATCGGGTTTTATAGACTTTCTTCATTATCTTCTTAGCTTGTCTTATTTTCATGTCAACCTCACTTTCTGCGAAAAAACGTTCCATGACACCAATCGTTGCTTTCAACATACTTATGTAGTTTAGTACATCTTCCTGCGAACATACCATTGAAATGTTTACAACGACCGCATTCCTTTGAAGTTCTCAAAATTGAACGAAACAAACTAACGTTGGCACTCGGCATATTTACCTTATTCCATCTGATAGTTGCTTTCTGATAGAGATTCTTTAATCTAGGAATGAATCTACTCTCTTTCTTGAATGTATATTTTGAATCGAAGTAACGTGTGTCCGTTCCTCTCTCCATCATATTCAAGATTTTCTTAGCTTGTCTTATCTTCATATACTACTTGTTTTTATAAATACTACATGTCCCCTCATAAATTGTGCTATTTGTATAGATGTCTTTATATTGCGAAATGGAAACCAATCCATTTGCCTTCATTTCCCTAAGAATGCCATCATACACACATTCTATTGCTCTTCTCTTCAATTGCTCCATGCCAGATTTGTCACGGCAATAGTATTGCATTTCAAAGTTTGACATTGTAACACTTGAATGAAGCTTAATAACTTGTGGCTTTATATATCTAACCTCTATCTTTGGTTTGATACCTAGTTTATCAGCTAACCATTGTTTCCATTTTGGCTTAACATCCTCTCCATCTAAGCAAGCAAGTAATATATAAATAAGACTAACACTTATATATAAAATTACAATTTCCATATGCTACTTATTTTTATCTCCTAATAATACGTGTCTTCGATAAGGGAAGAAACAGCAACGTTCTCCTGGACACCACCAACTAGGAGCGTTCTTCATACATCTACGACATAACGCTATATTCTTCTCAGCTTTTATGTTGTCACGTTCAAACTTTCTTCGTTCTCTTCTTGAAAGAGGAGGATAAGGATAAGTCTCTTCCTTAAAAAGCTTTGTGGCTAAAGCATTCAGTCTTTGAACTACTTTTTCTAATATTTTTTTTATCATACGCTACTTCTTTTTATCGAATTTATTGCCAATAACTTTTGCATAAGTTATTACATCATTACCCAAACTACCTACACATTCGTGAAGAGGAATACCTGTATATAGACCTACCTTTCGCGCAAAGAATGCGCCTTGACCAAAAGTAACAACATACTTAATATTGTCATCATCAACATCCTGTAGAATATCTCCTTCCCAAACTTCTCTTCCCTCACAATCTTTCAGACCTGTAAATTGGCAGACCGTTAAAGGGTCAACCTGATGTGCATCATTTCTATTAAGCATTGATTCACTCTGCCTATCCTCGATGATGTAAGTGTTACCACATTCAACATAGAAGTAACCTTCTACCCAAGTGTTATTGTCAAGACGTTTAGCCTTGAACTTGATGTCTTCTAATTTCATAAGCTATAATCATTTAATCCCCTTACATTGTTTAACAACCGTCTCATTGAAAGACAAATTATAAGCATGAGTATCTGTAATACCTTCGGCCTCTTTATATTTGTCAAGAATAGAATCCCTTATTCCGTCAATATTAGGCTTATCTAAAAGTTTGAACATGATGACATTAGTCCAATCGTCAATTCTCCTATTTGGATTATCAATCTCATCTTTATACCAACCAGATTTTCGCCCACTATCTTTATGTGGAACACGATATTCTGCTACCATTGGTATTGCGATAAATCCATCATTCTCCATAGTAAGAACCAATACCCAATCAAGCTCAATTCCAAGTTTTTCCATCTTGAAATACTCTTTAATTGGCAACCATCCTTCTAACTTCATTCGCTCAATAAATAAGTTAGCTACTCCTGCTCCTATAATTTTTTCGTGCATACTTCTCATTTTTATTTAACTTTATGAGCAGTACTATTAGTATGCTCTATATGTTCATTACTACAACAATATGGATAGAAATACTTATCTGCTCCATTCATAAGTGCTTCTATAATATCATCGTCACTATCTTTGCACTTAGAATCAATAGTAACCCTAATACTTACTTCAAATTCTCTTACCATAATTATTCTTTTTAAGTTTCTTGCATTGCTGTATAGCTAAAGCTATTCTCATTCTTCCTTGCCAAGAAATGGCACTAGAAGAAAGGTATCTCTCCAATATTGGTAATATTGGATTAAAAAGCTCTGAGTATACTAAGCTAAATCCTGATATAAAAATATCTACATCCTGAGCATCAACATTATCATTGTGGGCATTTATTAACTCTACGGCTTCTTTATACTTCATATCATTCAAAAGCTTTGCTAGTACAAATTTAACATCCCATTCCATATCACTCTCCTTTAAGTTCTACTGGCTCATCACTCCAATATAAGTCTCTTCCGATGAGTTTTTTAATGCTACCTTTTGGAAGAACCATTCTATCACCCCTCCATTCACCGTGCTTCTCACATTTACTCGGTTTATGCCAAAAAGCTTTTTCTATACCATCATAATCAACGGCAAGCCATATACTATAATTTTTAGGTATCATAACTATTCCTCCACTTTTGCGCCGAAAGGAGTGTCATCGGCAAATAACAAATTCTTAAAGCTATTTTCAAATGTCTCATCTTCATATCCACGGAAGTGACAGCCATTAGTAACTAAGCATGTAAATGCACGATGTGTTTGATAATTAGCAAAGTACTTATCTTTAACAACACCAAACGGCTGATGCTTTAACATTTCTTGCCAGCACCCTTCTGCATCCTTGAATGGACGGAACTTTGGCTCTGGCTTAATTCGGAACTTGAAATTTTTAATCATTCCAATAGGAAAATCTGTAACTTCTCTCCATGCTTTACTTACATCAGTAATACTAGAAGATTCGATAATCCTTCCTTCGCCAAACGCCTTAATAAATGGCGATAACTCTGCTGCTTCTTTACGATTCATAATCAATCCTCCAACTCTTTAAGCATTTCATTCAAATTCTCTTTAACTCTCATTAGTGCAGGATAACCTCTATCAGCATCAATATCTGGAATTTCTAATAAAGAGTCTTTGATATACTCAATAACTTTTTCTTTGCTCATTGCTTACCCTCCTCAATTTTAACCTATGTAATTTTTTATTCTTCCGCACTTTCGACACTCTTCAAAATTGATTCTGCCAAATTCTTTATATACATACTCATGGCGACAAGTAATATTTTGCTTCCACCATATCTTTAAGAATAATATTATATCTCCTATCATATTCAATTCTTTAACTTTTTAATTAGTAAATTACTTTTCTTACTAAAGATTTATCTTTATAGAACTTTGGAACTCTACTAACCTGCCACCAAGAATAGCATTCGTCACTCCAAGGTTCAATCCACACTGGTTCTTTTGTGTCTTTATCTTGGCAGTATACAATTCCACGTACTTCATCATTAAGCAAGAAAGCCTCTACATCAAAATCCAAATCGTCTAATGTTGCATAAGTCTTGCAATACTCATTGCGTTCCTTAGTGCCTTCCCTTACGAACAACTCAAAATCATTGAATAAATCTATTTTTAGTATCTCTAAGTTATTGCTTTTAACAACATCTAGAAGAGACTTTTTGACGTTCATTTTGCTCATTTCCTATCCCTCTTTTTATAGTCATTGCAATCCATAGGAATATGGTCTGCTAACTCTTGCCAATAACACCTATTATCGTAATAACAAGTTTGACATTTTTGAATCTTTTCATTCATTACTTATTCTCCTTTAAGTTCGACAGGCTCATCTTTCCAAGACAATTCTTTTCCGATGAGCTTCTTAATGCTTCCTTTAGGAAGGTAACAGCAACCGGTATTTGCGTACCTCTGCCCATATAAATATACGACAGAGCAAATCCATAATGTATTACTTTCATTTCTGCAAGGTTTTTCTGCAAAAATATGTTCACAGCCACCTTTATCTACTGCTAACCACGACATAACTAATACTATATTTTTTTAATTAATAAATTACTTTTCTTATCAAATGGTTTATAACCACTACGGAGATACCAATCTAGAACAAATCTATCAGATTCATCTTTAACAAATTCCAATCCGATTGTCTTCACTCCATTCAACTTAGCTTGCTGTTCTGCTAGTTGTAATAGGCGTTGTGCAACACCATTTCTTCTATGATTATTATCTACAAAGAGCGCATATATTAGAGCATCAGCTTTGCCGAAAATATCACTAACATATAATGGAATGGATATTTGAACAGAACCAAGATTTTCTTCATCAGTTATTAAAATTCTGATTTCATCCTTCCATGACTGCTTTTGAATCATAATCAATCCTCCAACTCTATGTTATTTTTTGCTGCGTAGCCATCTTGTGCTTCCTTATGATAACTCTTCTCGCAAACCCATCCTTTACGAAGATTATATTCGGAAATGACGTGCTTACGACAATACTCACAGATAGCAATGCCGAATTGATTTTGTAATTCTTCTCTTATCATAATCAATCCAACTCTTTATGTGCTATTCCTAGACCAACAGCAACAATTACGAGAAAGATTCCTAATTTTAATAAAATTATCATATTCTTTTATTTTACCCTCTCCCTTTTACAGAGGGCACTGAAAAAGGTGCCTGTTTTTGGAAAAACAAATAAAAAAGCAGCCAGTTACTGTACTTCTGAGCAGTTTTCAGACGGACAGATTTTAAGTCTATTCTGCCTGACACAATGGCTTAGATACCTTTATGACGACTTACAGAGGGTTATATGAGGGCATATTCATGAGGATATCCTCTCTCTTATGCTTTATGCATTAATTTGAGGATTCTTTTGACATTTGCAGCGAAAATAGTCAATGCGCCCTGCATTTCCATGCACGACAAACCATATGACAGTGCTCTATCATATCCAAGGGTATTCTTAAGTTCCGAGTTCTTGGCCTCTATCTTGTATCGTTTCCTCTGAAGTTGAGCAAACTCAGGTGTCTTCTGATATTCAAGTAATTCTTTCTGAGCTTCAGTCTTTATTGTTACGTTAAAGCACTTAGATTTTGCTCCAGGTCTATAGCAGCCATTACGCAGAGGACAGACTTTACATTTGTCGATATCGAAGAAATAACGGAATCTATCGTTCTTATGAGCTTTATCATTTGTACGGAATTCCCTAGCCTTCCTTACAGCCATATGTCCTGCAGGACAAACATACATATCTGCATCTTTGTTATATTCAAAATTGAGCGTATTTTGGCGATTTCCTTTTTCTACTAAAGGATTCAATGGAGCTGCCAATTTTATATCTTTGGATTTTGTGAGTTCTATGTTTGATTTACTAGAATATGCAGTATCTGCAACAATAGCATCAATCTCCATTCCTGCAGATTCAGTCTTTTCTATGAGTGCTGGCAACTGCTGTCCATCGCACTTTTCGCCAGAAGTGACGGTAGCTGCGGTGATAATTCTTTCATCACTCATAGCTATATGCGTCTTATAACCAAAGAATGAAGAATTTGCTGTCTTATGCCCAATGCGAGCATCTTCATCTTTAGAGGTTATACTGCGTATCTCTGCATCCTCAATGGTTTCTTTCAGCATATTGAGACGCTCCTTGACTGCAGGCATATTGGCAGTTGCAGCGTCAGTTTCTACTGTAGCAACAATCGCCTTGGCCGCTTTCATGATAGAAGAATACTTCTTCTCTTCTGGAAGCTCTGGCAATACCATACTATCATCTACAGAATTTACGACTTTGATTACGGTCTTGCAATAGTACTCCAAACTCTTTGCAGCACTAATAGGGTTGGAACGAGAATATGTATGGGTAGCATCAACAATGACGGTTTTAGACTTTAGGACACCCACTTCTATAGCAATAGAAACTGTCTTTTTGATGAGCAGATCCAACAACTCCATATCCTTCAGGCGAAGTCGGCGGAATTTGGTCAAGGAACTAGGATTTATCAACTTAGTCTCCTCAGGAGTTAATCCTAAGAAGTACTTAAATGACATATCATAGCGAGCACGTTCAACAACATCAACATCAGATATGTTATAAATCACCTTCAACAGGAGATACTTGAACATACGGATAGGACTCTCTGCCGTACGCCCATTGTCATGACAATACTTATCCTGCAATTCCTGGTATACGAAACTAAAGTCCACCAGGTCATTAATCTGGCGGAGCAGGTTGTCTTTTGGTATAATCAAGTCATACAAACTTGAATAATCACTGAATGATATGGTCTGTTGTTGCTCTAGCATAATCCTTGCATTTTCCTACAAAGATACAAAAAATATTGCACATATGCAACTTTTAGGGAGGCTATTTTAAAAGCAGAATGTTAAACTACCATAACCCAAAAAGGGACTTTTTCAGTGCCCTCTTTTACAGGAAAGGGTGGTTAATATCTATCAACTTTATTCCAATCTTCTTCGAACGCCTCACACTTTCCTTTGCAAGGTTTTCCATCACAATAACATGTTTGATTATAATCATCGTAATGAAAACAAATTTTATACGCAAACATATCTTTTTTATTGATTTCTTTATGTGCTTTAACATACTGTAGAACAGCCATTAAATCATCATAATCTTTGATTTCTTTACGCTTTACTTGACTGATAAGTTCTTTTAAAACATTCATACTAAACTAATTAATTATATTATCACTTACCCTCTCCATTTTACAGGAGAGGGTGGTTAGTTAATCTGTTACAACTTCCCAATCTTCCGCAAACACATCAGATGAAGAAGGAACCCAAGAATCAGCACGACCATCAGGATTGATAATCAACATTTGATTGGTGTAGTCAATATGAGGATTCTCACGGCTCATCAAGATATTCTTAGCTGACTGAGGAAGTGACTGCATATTAGGAATGATGTCACCTTCAATGTGTGAAGGAACCTGCTTAACGATAAACAGGCCCTTGCCATTCCAACCACTACGACGGCAAGCTTTGCCCTCTTTCAAAAACTGAATGACATTTCCAAAACCGAAATGTCCATTTGCTAAATACTCATTATTTCCTGTCATATTACAAATTATTTTATATCCTCATAGAGAATGATTCGTTAATCTTTTTTCGACTTAATACCCCAAGCAATACATCCACATCTAACGTCTGTGTCAATATTTGAACCATCAAAAACTCTCTCTTCTCCACAAATAGACGTTAGGGTAATACCTATAGGCAATGATGGATATAGGTATAGTGGAATCAAACGAAGTCCAAGAGTATTTTTCTCATTGGCAACCTCCTTATCAAATTCCTCCTTTGTAAGGTATCCCTTCTCAAATTCAGACTGAATGAGAGAAATCCTTTCTTTAACATCTTCTTCGGATTGCCAACTTCTAAAATGCAAAGCCTTACACTGACTTTCCGTAAGAGCATTCCAATCAATATCTTTCTTAAACTGTTCTTGAACTTTTTGCCAAGCATCATTGAGACTTTTCTTTTTATATTCTTCACCCCAATGATATGTTTGAATGCATGCAATTTCATTTGCAAGCCATTTCAAAATATTACTAACTTTGTTTTCTAATGAAGTTTGTTCCATATTACTTATATTTATGTCCTATAAGGACGGTTATTTACTAAGGATGAGTAGGCATTTTCATCCAATGTGTTGGCATATTTGGCTTTGCAAACTGCTTATGGTATGCGTCCATTCCTGGAATACCTGAGACACCTTTGTAGTAGTCATCTCCTTCTTCATAGCATGTATCATAACAATCATCTTCGTTATTCCAAGTTGCAGATACGAAACCATCGTCTTGAATAAAACCTACTCGTGTTCCATTAGGATTAAAATCCTCATCAATCCACTTTTCGTTAAAGGCAATTACCTCTTCTCCAAAAGGAATTTCTACTTCTGACACTTTATTCCATTCCATATTCTATAATTTAAATCTCACTAATTTGTTTCTTAATACTCTCCATTTCTCCTTTGACTTCAAGACGTATGATATTTTCATACTTTGCCAAGATGTCTTTTATAGGAGCCAAATCTTCAAGGTTACAAAGACTATCTCTATTACCTAAGTAACCTTTCTTATAATAAGAAAGATGAGTGTCATTGTTATCTAACATATGATACACTCCTTTCAACTCATTTAATCTCTTATCAAGAGAAATAACTTCATTATACTGTTCTTCTGTCATAATCTATTTATTTATATCCTTTGCGGATGGTTAATCAATCTTTATTATTGTATCAGGAGCAACGTCTCTAATGTTTCCATAACATGTGTATACTGCCTCCACAAAGTCTTTCTTCGTAAGGAACTCTTTATCAGGAGACAATGTAATATCTATTGTAAACTTAATATGTTTCATATTCTATCTATTTATGCCAGAAGGCGGTTAAACATTAAGTTGCGCTCTTATTAGCTTCACTCTTAGAGTTTCTTTCATCTCTTTAGCTTCACTCCAAGGTGTATATGTTCGAGTAAAACAATTGTAAGTTCTTTCATCAACACAATGCAAGCTTGTTATGAGTAATTCCAACTCTTCATCGGATAGTATAACATTCTTTTGCATACCTACACCTCCATTTCTGAGTTAAGTCCTAGACCGAAGAGAAGGTGCTGCAACTGATGAACATACTTAATGTATGCAATTGGTTTACATACATTATTGTCAGTAAACGGATATACATCAAACTCATCACCGATACCTTTTTCTATGTAGATAGGAAAATATCCATATTCTTCAATATCGGGTTTTGTATATACCCAATGACTATTCTTTACTCCTCTGCTCATCACTTCTTTCTTCCATCCGTTCTTCTCTAGAATCTCTGTAGTAAGAGGAATATCCTTGGCGAACTCTTTACATAAAGTACCACTAATATCATCACTAACAGCTTTAAAGCAATAACCATACTTAGAAGTATTGGTTATCTCTGCTATAAATTCGAGACCTCCAACCTTGTATTTTACCAAGTCACCAATAATATATTTCTGTGCCATACGCTTTACTTTACTCTTTTAAATCTAATAACTGCGTCAATATATCCTGCTGACGGCAGATAAAAATGATAAGTACCGCCAGAATGCCCAATACATGCATGAGCATTAACATCCACATTCTTAATGGTATAAATTTCCGTTTTACCATCAACGAAAGTAAGCTCATACACTCTTGTCTCGGTTTTAATCGGTTCACTTTTGCAAGCTACAAATAACAATGCAAGTAGTATTGCTAAAAATATCTTTTTCATAATCAAAATGCAATTCTAAAATACTTACCTTTCAAAGTAGGTCTCTTTTTGAGGACGAACTTCTCTAAATCTTCAAAATCTATGGGGAATAGCGCACAATATTTATACTTTAATGTGCAGACGAATCTTCCGTTGAGCATAACATCAAAGACAAATGTTTTCATTGTTCACCTCCTTCCTGCTTTGGCAGTATATCAGATAAATAAGCCCATTTGATGATTTGGCATCTGCTAATCGAATGTCTCCAAGATTCCTCATTCCAAAGAATGGATTCTTTAAATTGTAGATAAGCATCGTTATCAAAACCAAGTGTAATAATATCGCTCTTGCTCTTATCTGGCTCTTTTGTATTTGGATGCCATAAATTCTTCATCAACTCATTGATAGCCCACTTAGCGCCAGCCTTGAAGCTATCTTTGCCCCTAAGACAAATCATTTCTTCCTCAACCTCGCCACTATTGTATCTAGCATACTCTGTCTCAATATGCTTATTAGCAGCAGCTTCTATTTTCTTATCGTCAAAAACCATTTTATTAAGCTTCATAACCATTATTACGTAGTTCTTCAATTAAAATCTTAACATCTTCTATAGATTCTCTTGCAAGAGTTCGTAGATGAGTTCTGCGAACTGCTTCAGGGCAAGCGCATCTATTATCATGTTCATAATCTTCCCCTCGTTGTTTTACTTTATCTCTAAACAACTCGGCAGATTTCTCATACAAAAAATCTAATTCTATTTCAGATAATTTCATAATCAAACCTCCTCTTTAAATTCGGACTAACACTACAAGCCTTTATTTCGATTATCGAAAACATGCTCACCAAAAATCTTCTTAAGTACTTTCATATACCTAATCTTTTATATTTTTAATATAACACCACTTTGTGATGTTGTTTCTCCTTACATAATCTTTCCAATAAACAAAAGAGTAAAGATAATCAGCTTCGTACTTAAGACCTCCATCGTCTCCATCATACCATTCTGTAAGAATCCATTCTTCGTAGTTTGGAGCTTCTTTTACAGAGTACCATTTAGTCATTGTTCACCTCCTTCCTTTGGAAGTAAATCACTAATATAGAGCCAGCTAATAATATCATAATTAGTTCCAATATATTTGAAATCGTAATCATACCATCCAAAATCGTGAAAAGATGATTGTTCTATTCTTTCTTCATCTTGAAACATCCCATGTTTAGGATGATAAACAACTCTTACCAAACATGTTCTATTTTTATCAGGCATTTCGCTAGCAGGATGCCATAAGTCCTTAAGGAACTCTTCCTTAGTTAATCTCTTTTCCATTTTTCAGTCTCCTTCACATAAAGTTTCGTTAACCTCGTCATTGTATGTGTGAGTAACCGGATTGTACTCGGAATGGGTCGCATCTACCCTACCTTTCCGGTTAGTGAAATAGATAGCATTTCCATTGTCATAAAACTTGTACACTGTTATACTATCTACAACAAACAATTTCTCGACCTTGAATTTGTCAACAGAATCCGAGATTTGGACTCTTGTACCCTTACCTTTGCAACCTACCAAAATGGCGGCAACGGCTATTATCATAATTACCTTTTTCATATCAACTTCTTTTCTTCTTGAAGAATACGTCATTCATCGTACCCTAATATACTAAAGAACTCATCCATTTTTGAATTTAGATTGTTTGCCATTAACATATATGCCGGAACGGAGCGACCGATATTGCACTCTAACTTCAATGCATGTATCATTACTGAAGCTTGATGGCTTGAAATCTTAACCCTATCCAATCTGGAAAGTATTTCGCTCTGCGAATCTGCATTACGAAACACTTTCTTGATAAGACTTTCTATGTACTTACGCTGCTTGTCCGTCATTGCTCTTATTGTGCTCAAGAGACTCAACCAAAGCCTTCAGACCATTGAAGGTAGCATCCACCAACTCCTTGCTATCGGAAGCATCAAAATACCAATTTCCAATAATCTTGCTATTATTTTCGGCAAACATCGTAATACTCGTATGAGTATTTGAAGACGACATCTGGATAGACTCCTTTGTTCTACCCATGAGGCTGGCAATCTTTGCCAACACCTCTACATAAACATTATTCTTTTCCACTTTCTTCTTACAGTTTTTGTGGTGTGTCTCACCTTTTTAAAATTAGTAACCTTGTTTCTTAATTACAATGCAAAGATACAAAGAATATCCGAAATATGCAAACTTTTTAATGTGTTTCTTTTATTTTTTATATATCGTAACATATAACACCGACAATTTGCTGACGTTAACACAAAAATCCCCACCACTACATTATTATATATAGTGATGGGGCAAACCTTTAAAACAAAATAGCATTATGGATTTCTACGATTACTATCATATCAAATCATCCACATAAGCCCATTTATAGATGGCGTTTGATTTCGTGAACCTATTCCACCATTCCTCGCCTAAGAAATTCAGATGCTTGAAACGCTTACGAACCTTAGTCAGACCGACAATGCGTCTGTTGTACTCCGGCAATTCTTCAACCGAATGCCAAGCACCTTCCTTTTGATATTTCATTCCCAACTCCAAGGCTTGCTTGGCTATCTGCCTTGCACCTTGACTAAAGTCTATCTTATCAATCAACATTTCTAAGTCCATAATCAAATAACTTTTATGTTTACTTTGTCTTCAAAAAACGCTTCTAGCACTTCCTTGGCTTTTGTATCTGCTTCATCCAAGTCTTTGCATTTGACTACTTGAACACCATAACCTATAGGGTTACGCAATTCATAACTGCCTTCAGCCTTAACCAACCGGAGGAAAATATCTCCACCTTTAAAGCGGTACGAATATCCTTCTGTTGCCTCGTTCCATTGTCTAACTATGTTCCTCACCGCCATAATATCTTTGCACTTTTACCAATGTAGCACTAGCACCCTCAATGTAGGCTGCGATAATGACATTTCTATATAGCTCACTATTTTCCTTATCAATTCCTACCAAGCCTTCTGTTGATTTCAAAGGCTCAATTGTAAATTTATAAGCCTCCTCTACTATCCAGCTAGGAACTCCATTTGAAATCAAATTCTCACAATACTCATTCATAATTTAACCTTTTAAAATTAGTGGATGACAAGGGATTTAAACCCTTGTTGGTGTCAACACCTCCCCAGTGACCTGGTTTGACATACTCCCTCGCTACTTGCAAGGAATTGTTGGGTGACTAACGTGGCTGCACCCTTGCGATTGCTCGGACGGCTTACTACCACTACCCAATTCGGCAATGCCCTGCCGAAGTATATTCTCAGCTGCAAAGAGGTCTCTAG